ATAGTATTCCATAGTATTCCATAGTATTCCATAGTATTCCATAGTATTCCATAGTATTCCATAGTATTCCATAGTATTCCATAGTATTCCATAGTATTCCATAGTATTCCATAGTATTCCATAGTATATATAATACATACTAATAAAACACGATGATATATGATAAAGATATTTGTTTCAACTACATATCAACATCGACAACCTACAATATATAAATATAAATTATTATATTAAATAAGAGATACCTTATTTTTTATTAATTTTATGGAGCAAAAAATAAGATGCATACATAGGAAAAAAAAATGTTTTCATTTATGTAATAAGAAGACGATTAAAAACACCTTATATTGCTGTTATCATATACATAGTAAAAAGAAGCATTTATGTAAAATATTTTTTAAATTGTTTGAAGAAAAATACGATTTAAATTGTTCAGATATTTACACAATGTTCAAATATATAGTAGATAACATACTTGAAAACGATGATGTATTTATAAACATATTATTTATTGATTTACTTAAAATGATACCTATGGTGAAACTAAGTAATATTTATAAAAATTATATTAATAACGATACCATTACTAAGAGCGAGGTATATACTCAAATATATATATTAAATAACAAAACACACCAGTTCAATAATAAGTGTAATATGAACAATCTAATACAATTTCAAAACATTGTTAAATACAAACTGCTTTGCACCCGCGTAGGAGTTAATAGTAATTTTTTAAATGACGAGGACTTATTTACTACTGCAAACATCAGTGATATACACCCCCGTCGTCTATTTACTATTAAGGACGCTAAAGGAACATATGGGTTTGATATAGTGGCGCTAGAATATTTTGTAAGAAAATGTTTAGCAGATAATGTAGCACCATATAATCCTTATACGCGCGAGATATTAGATGACAAAATTATTTGGAGATTGAATATGAAACTCAAATATCATAATATAGCAAAAAAGAAGGATGAATGTATCTGGACTACTGAAATGAATGCATATACGGATTTATCTATAGAGGTTGAGAAAAGGGGCTTTTATAATAATCCCGAATGGTTTAAAAAAATGTCTAGAGCCGATTTCCTAAAATGTATTAAACTTTTTAGAGATTTTTCTAGTAATGTAGAAGAAAGCAAAAAATACTTTATAAACATTAGCGAAGAAAGATTTACGTATGACTTTTGCGAGGAAAGCATTAAATTGTTCAATGAATGCAATGATGACCTATATATATTATGCTGCAATTATATGAAGTCTCTGGCATTATGCTCTAACGATTTTTATAACAATATCCCCGATTGGTTGTCGACATATGAAACGCCATCTTATATATCAAATATAAATAACTTTGCGTCCTTTATATCTACCTTAATTAACAATAATAACCATAGTAATTTAATGGATATCGATATGAATATGAATATAAGCGGCGATATGGGTATGAATATGAATAGTGATATAATCAGCAATATGGGTATGAACAATCTAGAAGTTAATCCAACAACACCTGTAATTAACCCAAGCAATAATTTTTTATTATATTATTATGTAGAATATATGTAAATGAATAGTTATAATAATAATTTAATAAAGAATACGCCTGATTTCCTTTATATACCTCCTGAAAGAAATCAGCCTTACGAGCAAAGCAAGGGATTTTTTGATATTTATATTTGTAAATTTAAAACTGCCGTATATGCTTCAATACTATTTATTATATTGTCCTTACCTATTACATATAAAATATTGGATATGCTGGCAAAACTAGTATCTAATAATATTGATTTGATTGATAATGAATGCGAAGAAGCATTGCCTCTCGGTAGATTAATTATGTCTATCATATTTGGTATCTTTATTTTCATATTGTGAAAATATTAAAAAAATAATATATAATAAAAATAATATATAATATTTACAAGGTTATACATAGATTACATTCATTGTGATAGTTTAATTACTTATTTCTTCTTAGTTGCTGCAACCTTCTTTACTCTAGGTTCTGGCACTGGCTTTACTTCAACTTTTACAGGAACTTCTTCTTCCTCTTCGTCCTCTCCATCTTCTTCCTCTTCTTCAACATTTGCAAGAGTATTATCATCGTCCTCTTCATCTTCATCATCGTCGTCTTCATCATCTTCTTCCTCTTGTGGAATAACTTTTTGAACAGGCTTTAGAGTTGCAGGAGCGGCTACCGCAACAGGCTGCTTCTCAACAAGAGTTTTCTTATCTGATACAGCATTCGCAGCACTAGATTTTTGAGAAATCTTTGCGATTACATCATTATCTACTGAAATGTCATCATCATCCTCATCTACATTGTTCAATTCATCATCGCTATCTACAACAAAGGTCAGTTTTGATGTATTTAATTGCTGAAACTTAGCAGATACAATCTTCCAACTGCACCCAAACATTCCAGCAGAGAACCAAATACCACTCAGCTGAATAATAAACTGCGCCTTTCCGCCTTTGAGATTTGCCAGAATATCGTGAAAGTTGGTTTCATTGTTATCCATATCATAGCAATCGAAATCAAACTTATTATCAAGCGAATTATAAGGAATTTTCGCCTTCAAAGTAGGAGGATATTTATTGGCATATTCTCCAGTAATCTTATCCTTATCGTGCTTTACAATTGGGGTAAACATATTAGATACTACATCCTTGTTTCCGCTAAAGTTATTCTTGAACCATACAAGGCGATTAGCAAACGCGTCATCAATAACCTTCTGCTCCAACTCTTTCATTTTATCGTGAAATACCTTAATCCTGGGATTTTCATCCATTCCTTTGAATGACAATGTAATATCATACTTGCGCTCCTCGTCCTTCCTACCTTCATCTTTCTTAATAAACTGCATATTATCATTAACACCATAGGGAATGCTGAGAATAGGTGTTTGGATATTAACTTTTGCACCATTGTAGTTAATATAGATTGATTTTGCACCTGATTTCATTACCTTGAGTTCCGAATACTTGACCCTGTCAACATTGAAATTCTTAGGGAGGAGGACGTTCATTGTTGTATTATATTACTTGTTTAATCTTTATATAAGTTAGGGATACCTATCAATTTTTATATTTTTAATCATAATTTTTTATATTTACATAAATATTTACCACGAGAATATAGTTTATATTTATCTGAGTTATCCTAGTTATCTGAGTTATCTCCTCTGTATATTTTAAGTAATGCTAAATTTTTTACTACCATAATAATTTTGAATGTATATTATTGTAAAATAAATATTCAATATAGTTATGGGATCCCAGAAAACTTTGACGAATGAAAAATTTATGTATTACGATAAAGAATTTCAAATTTATAAAACGAAAAAAGGTGTTAAATTAATAAAAATAAATAACAATTATGTTAATATAAATAACATTGGTGTTATTGATAAAATAAATAATAAAACCCACAATGATATTGTAGCAGAAAATATAATAGAATTAAACACTTTTGATATTAATGATGATACTAAGGATGATACTAAGGATTATAAGGAACCTATCGCAGATAATACAAATACCGATAGTATAGATGGTGAAGAATATGTTATCATAGCATATGATAATATCGCTTAATATATATTCTCAGAGGTGTTCTTCTACTCTAAATGATAGTATGACTAGAAATGTTAGAAGAGATTTTGAGAAGTTATTAACATCAATATGGGTTAATAGATAATAATTATTATACTCAATAACTGCTCTATCAATATCATACCATATTAAAATATTATTCATATCATATTTTGAGATTGAATTAATCCTATCATCTATAAAATTGATTAAATCTTCAATCAATAATAGGTGGTTGTTATTAAAATTGCTTTCACAATAGCACATATTATCATAGATGCTTTCGCATAAATCATAGATGCTTTCGTGAATATTCTCAGCCATTACGCACTCATACATTATGTTCCAATGTAGATACTTTATAATATAAAAAGATTATATATATCAATCAATTTTTAGAAATAAAACTGATATTTAGTTATACAGCAGATACTGCAATAAATATAGTAATACTGCAAATATAATTATATTAGTATTTGCGTCGAAATTTGCAAGGTATGATGCAATCAAACCTACTGATATAACCATTATACTATCGCCTATAATCACGTGATACGATACTTCATCTGCAAAATCCTTAAAGATATCTATCATTTGATTTGACCCTCTAGGAATTAAGGTAAGCATTATATAGAATAGTATGTCGTGAATTACTTGTATAACAACCATTAATAATATAAAATTAATGATTGAAAACTTGTCAAATATATATGGATATATTGCCCTAACAACGATAACACCTATAAATATTACTAGAACGTCTGCTAAAACTGCTGACAAAAGAAATCGTTGATACCAAGACTTTAAAAACTTACTTTTTATTATATCAGCATTCGACAAAATAATACCTATGATATCAACAATGAGAACAGCAGTTAATATAGGTAAATAATCATTTGTATTATTGAAACGCGATATATCCTTGAACATAGACATAGAACTTCCTCTAACAACTCTATATTATTTAGATAAAAAAGAATTATAAAAAATATAAAATATAAAGCAATTTATATATACAAATATATATACTATTTACACGCTTACACTGCTTTCGCTGCTTTCGCTGCTTGCGCCACCTACGAAGTCGTAGAGACTATCTGGTGTTATCATAAAATGCATTGGATTATAAGTATGTGTTTCGTAATATTCATAGTATCCGAAATAATTAACAACGAGGTTGTATTGGATACAATAATCTAAATTATATTGTATATCATCAAATGCGTCTCTGCAATTTTCATAATTATAAATAAACTCTTTGAACTCGAGAACAATGAGTTCTCTAAAACCTTCTAGGACATTTATATTCTCCTTCTTTAAGCCCTCTGTAATCTCATCAAGTTGCGAAGTAATACCATAATCTCTGCTATCAGTTTCAAGAAGTTCTTCCCTCTTCAAATACGCAGTTTTATTTTTATACGTTATATAATTAAATATTATATCAAATATCTTATCAAAATAATCCCGTGCTTTAACTCGGTCAAAGCATAATTTGATATTTAAGTTTGAACTTGCGGCTTTGCAAAGATACGTGATTATCTTTGCCTCCTTGATATCAATATTGCTGAAAGCCGCATCATTTGCAAATAATACTTCGCTAATAAGTTCGTAGTTAATTTCATTGGTCATCTTCGTATCTGCTTCGCTGCTTCGCTGCTTTTGCTGCTTCGCTTTCTGGTTGTTTGGCGGTCTTTTGCTTTCTTCGCTGGTTCTTAATTAAGAAACAAATAATCTTAATCAAATTTTATAAAAATACTTGCAAATCGGGACATTTTATTCCATATTATGAGCGATCCCTTCTGATAAGCCACACATTTTTACGTTTGTAAAATCTATCTTTAAGTCTATCTTCTATCTCATCTAATTGATGTTTAGATATATTATTTTTATAAAGTTTCAAATATTGAAGATTTTCTAATTCGCCTAAAGTTATCAAAAATTCATCAACAAAATTCTTGTTTTCATCCCAGTCAGTTTCTACAATAATATCTGTATGATTTATTCGAAGTTTTTTAAGGTTTATTAAATCTCTTATTTGTTCTATTAATTCGGTAAAATAATTAATACCATTTACATCATAACCTCTACTTTCTACAGAATTAAAATTACTTATTATTAACTCCTCGACATTTTGATAGTATCCTAGATTAGTGTTAAATTCTTCATAATCTTCGTCGGTGGCAAATGTTATATTATCTAATATTAACCTCCTAATTTTTAATGTTTTGATTTCTTTAATATCTTCAATGTTCAAATATTTTTTAAGAAAATAATTAGCCTTTTCATCTATTGCCGTGTCTTTTATTTGCAACTCTTTAAGATTTTCAAATATTTTAGTATTACCTGAGAATTGCCCAGAAGTTTTTATATCAAATCCAGTATTATTTAATATTAACTTTTTAATTTTTGATTTATCTAAAACCTTATCTAGAAAATCAAGTATCTTCTTAGTAATTTTTAAGTTGCTTAAATCTACGACCTCCATTTCTAACACTATTCCTTTATCTGAAAAAGCAGTATTTGTTTTATAAATTTCTAAAAGTTGCTTGATAGTAAGCCTTTGAAGCATAATTTGTAAAACGTCGTCGTTAATATTATAAAGCGTTATAGTTGAAGTTCTTGATTTTAAGGGTTGCTTTGCTGCCTTGCGAGATGATGATGAAGAAGAAGAAGAAGAAGACTTCCTAGCAGATGATTGCATTATCTATCTATATTTGTATTTATATCTATTATATACTAGTTTATTTATTATTTATTCTCAGTATTTACTTTCTAATTCTATAAAAAAATGATTTAATAAATTACTAGATTACAAGAGTTATAATATAAAACTATAACAACGCAAAGATGGCTAAATATAGTTGTGATAAAGGCGAAGATGATAACGACCCATCAACTATATACAAGGTAATTACTGATGAATATGAGGTAATCAATACGTGTTGCATAAAGGGATTAACTGCAATGAAGAATGATAACAAGAAAATACATTTAACAATTACATCACCTCCATATTACAATGCGAAAGACTATGTAGCCTATAAGGATTATAAGGAATATCTAGATACGCTTAAAATTGTATTTACGCTAATATATGAAATTACTGAGAATGGGAGGATGTGCTGTGTGAATATAAGTAATATATTAGTTCAAAGGGAAAATAGAAATAGCGAAAGCAAGAGGATACCTTTGGCATTTCATTTTGTGCCTTTGATGGAAGAGATTGGCTGGAAATTTATCGAAGATATTATCTGGCTAAAACCTGAAGGTGCTGCAAAAAATAGAAATGGTGGCTTTTTCCAACATAGACAACCTGTAGCATATAAACCAAACATTATCAATGAATACATCTTTATATTTCAAAAACCTTCAAAATTCTTGATAGATAAGGTTGTTAGAGGATATGATGCGATTACCTCATTAAATAGTAAGGTAGCAGACGGGTATGAAAGAACTAATGTATGGAAAATAAACCCAGAGACAAAATCTAAACATCCAGCGCCTTATCCAGAATTATTGGTCGATAACCTAGTAAAATATTATTCATTCTGTGGTGATTTGATTTTAGACCCTTTTGTTGGTTCGGGAACAACTTTGATATCTGCTTTCAAGTTGAATAGAAAAAGTATAGGTTTTGAAATACATAGGAAATATATAGATATATTCGAAAATAGAATTAAGGCTACCACGAAGAATGATAATGCTACTAATAATACTAATGACAAGGATATCCTTTAGTATTTACCTTCTAATTCTATAACCCGTCTAATATAATTTAGGTTAATTAACGGGAGTATTGGTGAGCATTCCCATAACTGCGTTTTAAGGAATGATTGGATATTATACTTTACGGGATACATATGAAATAGCCCCCCATAAATATCAAGCATATACCGCTGATATTTTTTAGGAAGTAATTTAACGCTGTATTTAGGCAATACTATTAATAACTGAATATATGGCTGAACAAAATCATTATCAGTATTCATTGCGGGGATTTCATTCGCTATTGAATGATTTAGGATATCTTTGATTGTTGGCGGGTAATTATAAGGGTAATACCATTCACAATCAATGTCGCGTCCTTTATAGTATGAATATACCCAATATATACCTTTAATATAGTTATTGCAGGCGTTGAACATAATTGTGGAATCGATTGATATATTATTATCAAATATGACCCTATAATATTCTTGCCGCCATTTATTGGGGCTATTATAAATTGTATTGATTAACGGGTCTTTGTTTTTTAACCCATAATAATCACTGGCTACGTTTTTGTTATCTGGTATCTTTTTCTTAATATATCTTTCGCATATAGTATGTATATCATCATCTTCGGTATTCGCCAAATCCTTGAAGATATCAATGAGGCAATTGTGATTTATTACTCCATTATTAACTAATAACCCATTAACTTTAATAGACCTCTTCGTAGCCGATAATAGATTGTCTATACCATTATTTTTTAATTCGATTGTTAATAAATGTGGAATAAAGTCGTTGCCTAATATAGTGCAAGCGGTGCAATAGGTTTCTATCAAATCGCAGTCATTTGCTGGTGTATCAAAGTTAAAATCCCAGTTTGTTTTCAATTCGCATAGTATTGCTTTGCGCAATTCTCTGACATTTAAATAATTATAGATTGTCTTGTTCGTATGCAATTCCTTAACTTCTCTCATTAAATATATGTTTTCCTTATGGGACATAAGAGATAATATGATTAGGTCTGCGTCAAGCCCGTGAATTATTATTTGGTCATCTATGGGAGCATCCTTAATCATTTTGAATATTTTGTGCTCTCCTTCGCCACATTCATTACTACCGCAGTAAATAACCTTATCGCTATAATGCTCTTCAATAACCTTCTTGCTAATATAGGTATTTAATTTATCCATAAACGAGGTGCCTGGAGTAATCGCATTCGTGTCCCAAACAATATTAACATTGTCCAAAGTATTCCTATAAATATTCAAGTATCTGCGCTTTCTTTGCTGGAACATCTTTGCCAAAGGGGCTACGCCATCCGCGCAAATAACATATTTGTTCGCCTTGTAATTTTCAATATAATACTTAATTCTATCCCATACGCCTTCAATAATCTCGGCTTCTATAGTATTGTTGTCGGCACGTCCTTCGGTTGCGTCGTTGTATTTCCTTATGATATCTTGCGCAACATTATGTATAATACCATTGAAATCTATACAATAAATATCCAAATGGGTCGGTTTATTGTTTGATAAGATGTTATTGTATTTTTGCGTAAGCGAATAAAAATAATAAGGAATTCCCATATTTATATTATTACTACAAATATATATTTATATGATTATCATTTTTTATTTTTCTTTCTATCATATTAGAATATATATATAATATGCCTGCTGCTACTACTACTACAAATTTGAGTGATGTATTTCTAGGCTCTGAACAATCAAGATATGCGGGTATCGCTCTATTCATTACTATATTGATAATATGTTTATCAATCCTTTTCACCAGTAGCAAAATACCTATTGAGCAAAGACTGATGTTTGTTGTATTTATTATAATAATTTCAGTCCCCTCGATATTGATGTCTTTATTCGAACTAACTTGCATCGTTACTGGCGGAAACTATAATACACGCTGGTGGTGCTGGCTTCTAGCGTGGGTATTAGCAATAATGATTATAATTTATTGCATAATGATTATAATCTCTTTATTCATATCTATGTCTAACTATGACCTAGCGAACGAGCGTATAACTGAAGATATCGCAACCAACAATGTTGATAACGCGAATGCCAATACTTATGCTAAGAATATAATGAAGTCCTATGAGCAAGATAAGCAAACTAATAATAACCGCCCTGAAATAAAAGAGCAACAGCAGCAACAGCAGCAACAGCAGCAACAGCAGCAATCCCCTCCAGTGCAACAATATCAGCCTCCCGTGCCGCCCAAAACACAATATCCTATCCCTCAACAATCCCAACATATGCATCCTTCACCACGCGAAGACTTCGGTGGTGGCAACAGCAACGGAGTAAGAGGTAGCTATACTGGGTTTGATACTATGGACAACTTATCACCTCTTGATAGCGCCTTTAATACTATGAATTTGCCTATGCAGCTGCCATCAACCCATAATGCCCCTCGTATGAATGATAATGTAGCACCTAATGATGCTTCAAATATAGATAAGTTCAGTCTATTTTAGGTATTCTATATATCTGCTCATATTTCTATTAACCCTTTCTATATATTCTAAATTCCAACCTAAAAATTCAAATGTATATTCTGTGTATTGTTTGGCGGGAATATTATAGCCAGTCATAGAATAGCCCTGAAAATCATAGATAACATTGATATCTATACATTTTAGAAGAGCCCCCATATTTAATAAGAACTCGCATTCAATATTCTGATTAGCCAAAAGGGTCGGTAAGTCATCTTTGATATTAAAACGTTCTGAAATAAATGTATAATTAAATATATCAAATTTGTCCTCATTTATAATTATTTTCCATAGAATATGTTTATCAACATCTTTATCATAATCAAATATATATTTAATTGCAATTAGTTCTTGTATCGATGTTGATAAAAATGTTTCAGTTGTAATTACTTGGTCTATATATATATTTGGCAGCATCTTTCTATATCGCTGGTAATTAAACCCTCGATATAGAACTAGGGTTTCTTCGCGTTCTTGTCTTCTCCCTCTACTATAACGAGGTATATCAAAAACCGCATCACATCTAGGAAGTTTCCTCATTAAAGCATTGCTTAATATTTGTATATTTTTAAGTTGCCCTAGAATAAAACCATTGATATTTCTTTTATTTTTTTTCATATATTTTTCAAAATCTTTAACTTTATTATTATTTTCATAAAACATATTACCATTCTTTACAAACTCTAAAAACTCGGATTTTGTAAAATAGTTTAGAAACAATTGCTTGTGGTTTAATAATAAATAAGTAATTATATTATAATTTAATGAGTAATAACTATCACCATCCTTCAATATAAAATAATCGTATGGGTCGTCGTCGTTCTTCCATTCATAAACAAAATCTGCCACGTTTATTATTATGCCATTTCGAGAAATTGAAGCTCTTCTAGTATAATCTCGTAGGCTTGGGAAGTTTTCAATTGTTGTAGTAGTCATATATATCTATTATATTACAAATATATTTAAGAAATCATCAATATTATATTATAATGTTTTAATTTATAATTATGAAAAAAAAAGACGATGATGCTAAGCGCACTGGATATTTCAGACCGCAGATATGTAGGAATTGTGGTATCAACGGGCATCTATACAAGGATTGCTTGCATCCTATTATGAGTTTTGGTATTATCTGCTATAAAATTGAAAATGGGGAAATCAAGTATATTATGATACAGCGTAAAGATAGCCTATCATTTATGGAGTTTGTTAGAGGAAAATATAATCAGAATGATATTAGTTATATTAAACAACTGGTTGATTATATGACGGATAATGAAAAGACGATGATATTAGAAAACACCTTTGAAACTATCTGGAATTATACGTGGTGCCAAACATCTCAAAATGTTTTCAAGCATACGAAAGAATATGTTGAGTCTAAATCGAAGTTTGACTATGTAATTAATAATATAAATTTTATAAATATATTAAAGTCTAGCAAGGTAAAATGTAATTATTTAGAGCAAGAGTGGGGATTTCCAAAAGGTCGCAAGAAAATACGCGAGAGCGATATAGATTGTGCAGTAAGAGAATTCTGCGAAGAAACTCAATTATACAAAGACGACATTCAAATAATCAAGAATATATATCCATTTCAAGAAATATTCTTCGGCACTAATAACATCCTCTATAAACACGTTTATTATATCGCAAAAATTGTTAAGGAAAAATCTAAAATATATTTGGATAATAATTGTCTAGAGCAAGTAAGGGAAGTTAGAGACATTAAATGGCTTACGTATGCTGAGGTATTGTCGCATATTAAATATCACAATATCGAGAGGATTGAAATCTTCAAGAAAGCCCACACTATTATTACTGAAGCATTGATTGATATAAATCTTCTTTAATCTAAATAGAAGGGATATTAATGATAAAAAGAGGTGCAAACGCGGCTAAGGTGGCTAAGGTGGCCGCCACAAAATCTTGTCCTGATGGAAAAGAGATAAATCCATTAACAGGAAGGTGTGTTAATATATGCAAGGTAGGAACAATAAGAAATACTTTAACGGGCAAATGCGATAAAATACCAAGTGCAAATAATGGTAAAAAAGGGAGACCTGCAAAGAACGTTGCTATTAAGAAAGCATTGTCTCCTCGCAAACCGCTATCTCCGATACCTTTAAAATCTCCGATATCTCCGATATCTTCAAAATCTTCAAAATCTCCAATACCTTCAAAATCTCCGATATCTCCGATATCTTCAAAATATTCATCTTCGAGCAAACCTTTTGAATTATATTATCCTGATTTAGATGATCCAGAATTTACTATAAAAATAGCAAATAATAAAGAGTTCCTAATTCACAAAATACCAGAGTTTCCTGTAATTAATAATGTGAAAGAGTTTGACGAGGTATCTAATAAGTTTTGTGGAAAGTTTGATAAAATGTTGTATCAGCATTTTGTTAGTCAATATATATCATATAGAACACCTTATAGAAGTATTCTGCTATATCACGGAGTTGGCGTTGGGAAGACTTGCTCCGCAATTACAATATCAGAGGCGCTGCTGAGTTCTCAAACAACTTCTGAACCAATGATTTGGGTAATTATGCCCCAATCCTTAAAGAATAGTTTCAAGTCGCAAGTATTTAATATAGATGACTTTGATATATTTGAAAATCTGTCCAATCAATGCACTGACCACAATTATATTAAATTATTAAATATTTATAAATCGACATTTAACAAAGATAATCTATACAATAATAACAAAGGGATTAAAGAGTATCGAGAAAAACTTAAAACCGAACTGAAGGCAATATTAAAAACCCGCTATGATATCTTTACATATGACAGGTTTGCCAAGTATATTAATGATAATTATAGTAATAAGATTGTAGAAAACAAGGTTATTATAATAGATGAGGCGCATAATATTAGGAGCACAAATAAAAAAATAAAGAATACCTATCTTGCTTTAATGAAATGTTTGGAAAAAGGCGTAAATAACAGATTAATTTTATTATCTGCTACGCCTATGTATAATGAACCTAGAGATATTTTAGAACTTTTAAAATTATTAATTATAAATGATAAGCGATTTAAGATTATCAATGATAATAAGAAGGTATTTAATAACAAGACCTTTAATATTGAGGATGCTAATGTTATTGACCTTCTCAAAAAATTATCTAACACATATATTTCTTACTTGAAAGGCAAGAACCCTTTTACGTTTGCTTTAAAATTAAATCCGAGCAACAGCGGTATTAAGGTATTAGAAAGCGCCCCTACAAAAGACCTTAATAATAAATTAATTAGCAAAGAAAATCTCAAATGGTTTCAAAATATAGATGAAGACATTGTAATATCAAAATTAGGAGAAGCACAAAAGAAGATAATAGACAAGCTCGAGAAATTAGATATTAGCGACGACGACGTGGATGTCGATGATGATGACGACGATGAAGATGCAAAGCAAAACAATAATATGAAATTACTACAACCTATGAATATTGTATTTGACAATGATATAGGCATCAAGGGTTTTCATAATTTTTTTAGTAAAACTAAAGATACAGACCCAATCGAATTAAAATATGTAGATAAATATAAAAATGCTCTAATGCCAGACAAGGACAATGAACATCTAGGGAAATATTCAGGGAAGTTTTTAAATGTTTGCGATTTTATTCGTAATTCTAAAGGGATTGTTGTAATCTATTCACGATTTCTACTATCTGGAATAATCCCTATAGCAATATCCCTAGAACACTTAGGATATACGCGCGAAGGCACTAATAATATATTGAAAAATGCCGAGATTGTTAGCGATAAGCCTATATATGATGGTATAGCGACCCCTAAATATTGTATCCTAACGAGCGATAAAAAGGAATATATGGGAAATACTAAAATAGATGATTTAATCAAAATAATTAATAGCGACGACAATTATAACGGGGCGAAGATAAAGGTTATCCTTATAACACCTGTTGCCAGCGAAGGTCTAAGTTTTTATAATACGCGCGAAATTCATTTAATAGAGCCTTGGTATCATTTCAACAGGTCTGACCAAATTATTGGTCGCGGTATTCGTAATTGTAGGCATAATCGGCTTAAGATAGAAGACCGCAATGTATCTGTATTTATGCACGCAAGCGTTAATGATGATAATACACGTGAGAGCATAGATATTAATGCTTTCAGAATATCAACGAGGAAATATATTGAAAGTAAGAAAATTGACAAAATTATTATGGATAACGCGATAGATTGCCATTTAATGAAAAATATCAATTATTTCCCTAAGTCGCTTTTTAAGCTAGATAATGTTAATATTGAAACATCTCAAGGTGCCCTCATTAAATACAATTTTGGCGACGAAGAAATAAATGAGCCTAAATGCCCTATGAGCACGGATATTAAAATAAAGTCTAGCGGGTTCCGTAGTGAAATATATAAGCATCTATTAGCGAGTATTAAAACGGCTATTAAGAATATAATTAATATCGGAAGCGATAGCAGCGATAGCAGCGATAGCGACAATAAATACAAGTATATTGATTTTGAAACATTAAAACATAATATGGGTGATGATATTGACGATGATATATTAATGTATGCTATTAAAAATATAATATACCCTAACATATTAATTAATAATAAGTATATTACAAGATATAAAAATGGATTACTGATAAACAATATAGAAACTGAAAAGGCTCACAAAATCATCAGGTATAATAATGATATATTAATAAAAACTATTGCACGCTCAAGCCGCTCAAGCCGTTCAAGCAATGCAGCAAGTATCGCAAGTAATGCTAGTAATGCTAGTAATGCTAGTAATGCTAGTAATGCTAGTAATGCTAGTAAAATAAAGAAGGTTAAGAAAGCAAAACTAGAAGAAAATAAAAAGGCATTGCTTAAAATGATAGGCAAGTTAGATATCGATGAAAAAGATATTAATAAGACTACTATATCACTTTATTTAAAAATTAATGCGGCTGAGTTTAAAACATTAATAAGTTATATTTTAAAATCATATCCTTCACAAGCGAATGATGAATTTGATAGGAATATTCAGTTTATATGCGAATGCTTGTATAGACAAGGTATATTAATAAAAAGCGAAGATATACCATCGTATATCGAGAACACCAATGAATATATAGGATACATTAATATGTTTAATGAAAACAGCGAAGATGACAACACCTATATTCAATATAATGAAAATGACAAAAAACTTATTAAAAAATATAAAAATTATACAGAATACTTAAAGCATATTGATGAGATACAAAAAACGCGAATACGGAAGAACATCAAACTCTTTAATACAACTACGAATACCGAGCAAAATGTAGGACCCGCTTCAAAAAGCATTCAAGAATATTTCAGTAATCGCATTAATAATAACGTGTATATACCGCAAGATATGACTGATGAAAAAACTGCGTGGGGTATTATAGTTCGCTCTAAGAATAAATATATATTAAAATTATTCTCTACGGGGGATGGCAAGAAGACAGGGCGAGTTTGCGAGACTTTTAATGAAGAAGAACACAATGTATTTATTGAACAACTAATGCCCACTAATGCAGCCGCTAAAAAGGTGAAGATGAAAAATAAGAAAATACTATGTAGTTATATTGCAAACATATTACTTAATAAAAATAAACTTGTTCTTTTCCCAATGTATAAACCTAAGATGTAAATATATCAAACTGCCCCCAAGTATGCCATCCAATAATTATTTTCCAACATCATTGCTCTTTTAGATAGCATTAAATTATATCTTTCAGCCTCTAATTGTTTCCGTTGTTCTAATAGCAACTCATCAATTACTTGTAAAACTGGCATAAACTTTTTCTTTACTATGGTATTTCCTTGCATTATTATAATATAAAATATAAAAAAATAATATGAATAATAAATACTAGCATTTCTTATACATTCTTAGCAATAGTTATCTTTCCCTTGTTTTTCTCCTTGTTATATAAGATAACCTTATCATTATAACAAATCTCTTTGTCTAGCAAGAATGATATAAATAATGCAGTCGATTTATTCCATCTGTTATTTACTACACCAGACATCATCTCGGCGCATTTTGTAGCCCCAAATATCTTTGCAAATTCCTCTTTCGATATCAATGCAACGATAGCATCTTTTACGTATGCAGTGGAATTATTAAAGGATGATGTTTCGCTAATAATAATATCAAGTGGTTTAATTGTAGTATCCTTATCTTTCTTTTTACTTTTAGGCGTTTGCAAGGATACTTGCTGCAGTTTTACTTCCTTATCAGGATTTATTAATACTACTGGAGGAGGCTCTTCGATATTAACATTTACCACTATCGCAGTATTCGCAGTATTCACAGCATTCGCAGCATTCGCAGTATTATAATGCGAATGCTGCGAATGCTGTGAATACTGAGCGTGTTTGTTGAATATACTTTCATTTACATCTTTCCATTCCACAAGAGAAGCATCATTTGTTGCTGCTAATTTATTATAAAGCACGTCTATCATTTGAGTATATTGTATAATATATTTAATATAATATATATATCATTTTTTTATGTAATTAAATAATCTTCATATGTTAAGTCATTGTCTATACACGCGGGATAGGTTATACTTTGCTTCATAAACTTCTTTTTTAATAAATAAAATTTCATGCTTGATGAAAACTTTTGCTTTTGATTAACTATATTGCTCGTAGCCCCATTAATAAGATTATTATCAGTGTTAGCGGTATTTAAGTCGTCGCTAATAACCCTATCGCAACTCTCGGCAATATCAATGCCGCTAACGCCGTCAACGCCGCTAATGCCGTTCATATTGGTTGTAGCAATGTAATCGCTATTTCCTGTAGTAAGAAGTTCGTCATCAATTTTCTGTTCCTTTGCATTTATGCTTTCATTAAGCAGCGTTTTCATCAATTCATATTTTGATATTTCATTTTGCGATTTGATACAGAAGGAAATATAACTATTTATTTTTAAAAGTAGTTCTTCGTCTATCCAATTGAGATTTAAAAAAATACCATTATTATTCTTAGTATAGTTAGCATTCGTATCTAATATTATTTTAAATAATTCTAAGTTTTCATTGTCTGTTAATTTAGAAACGTTCGCCTGTATTGTTTTACATAATTCCATTTTATTCATTTTATTCAATTTAAATAACAATAAGGTATATTTTTTTATATAGTAATTATCTACTATCTATTATTATTCATAATCTTCGCCCCCATATGAACCAGTGTCGTCAAACTCTTCATCTAATGCATCGTCTTCATCTAGTTCATCCAATTCTTCATCTAAATCTTCTTCTTCTTCTTCATCGTTTTCAAAGATATTAAACTCACCGCCTTTAAGTGGTTTGCTATCTTCTTCATCATCAATTAGAATACTTCGCACATTATCAGTTTCTTCGTCATCATCTTCTTCATATACATCATTATCATCAATCAAATCATCATCTGCAAAAGACAGGTTATCTTCTTCTTCGTCGTCGATTGACGGGCTATCATCTTCATCCTCTTCAATTACGCTAATGTCATCATCTTTTTTATCTTTAATAATCCGCCCTATTATAGAAATCATCTTGTCATACAAGGTGAATTTTTTACCACACACAATTACATTGATTTCTTCACCAATATTAATGCTGTCTATATTAACGTCCGATAGTATCCCCGAAGTAATCTTAGGAATTATTACTTCTAAAATAGCCATATCTTCGTATTTGCCTATCGCGAGTAATCCAAGATTGTTTTTTGCCTTAACAACGCATTTAACTATAGAGTCTTGCGCTGGATTACATATTTCCGCTATGCAATTTAAATCATATGCAATATTACCATTAAAATGCGCCTCTTTAATATAGCCAGGCGACCTTTTAATTACTTTTATGCTATCTTTCTTGATATACCCGTGCTTACTGCAACTATTTTCAAGCGTGGATTTGATTTTCTGCAAAATCGTATCTTCGAAGCTCTTATTTAATTCATTGGGCATCAATATAATTGTAGTATTAAATTTGATAGGCATAAACATTTTAGACATTTCAATAATCTAATTTATCTATATGAATATATCATTTTTTTTATTTATATAAAAAACTGATATATAAATCTATAATATCTATATTTATTAGATAATATATATATAATAATATGGAAATATCAAAAGATGATGCTATCTTCCAAATTATAGAGAATATATCATTGAACGGAGAGGAAAATATGGAAAACATTATTAAACTCGAGAATTCTGCATTATGGTCTGAAGATAACTATTATAACTTTGTAAATATAATGAGTAGCGAGGGATACGTAGAAGAAAAGGAGCCTCAGATATTAAATGCATATTCTAACGATTACTTATTAACAATTAAGAGCGCTAAGAAAATATTGTATTATTGCAATAATAATAATTTCAAGGATGATGAAAGATACATTAACTGGTATAATCATAGGCTTGTATCTAAAAATGTTGTGAATACGTTATTCGACTCCACTTTAATATTTTTAAATACCAAAAAAAGCAAGATAGACACCGAGAAGAACCCCATAGTCAATTGGGATAATATGCAAAAATACTTTAAAGTGAATAAATGTATTACCTATACGGATGCAGAAACAAACATTAAATACATTGTAAATATTTGTAAATCACACGACCTCGATTATTATGAAGCGACTGGCAAAGAGTATCATATGACTTTGAATAAATCCAAGATTATCAATAAAACGCAGCAATATGAGTTCTATATAGATATAACAAATACTGATAAAGATAATATACTACCAGCGATTATTAAAATGGAGCAGGCATTACATCTAAATACCTTTATAATTTCTAAAAATCAGCAATTGGAAGTTATAAAGGAGTATGGAAGGCTCGTTAAGCCTGATATCTTTACAAGAAGATACGACGAAACTAAGCCGCCCTTATTAACACCCAAGCCTTTCACATTGGAACAAGCGAATATGTTAAACCCGAGCGACTACGAAAATGGCTATGGTATCACAAGCATATTATCAGAATATACTGCAACCGAGAAAGCGGATGGTGAGCGGCTATTAATGTATATTAATGGTACAGGCGGTGTATATTTAATAAATAATACTCATCAAGTTATAGATACGGGTATTAAAAGCCCTAGCGAACTATATAATTCCCTCATAGATGGCGAGTATATCGCTTGTAGTAAGCGGAGGGACAATGCCGCCGTAGGGCTTTATGCGTCGTTTGATATGTATTATTATAACGGGAAGAAAATCACGCAACTTCCTTTAATGGCTAGCGGCGCTGCTTCTTCCGAGAATTTGCGTGGTAGATATGACTATTTATTGGCTACTGAAAAACTCTTAAAAAGTAAAAGTGAATTTGCGATGGATTACATTGTAAAAGAGCACCTATATTCTAAAGATATATTGAATGATTGTAAAAACATCCTTACGAACATCATATATCCATATGAAATAGATGGTTTGATATTTACACCAGCAAAACTAGCGGTTTACTCTAATTACGCTAATAAAGCGGAGCCTATTACGGAAAAACTAGGGTGGGACAAAGTATTCAAATGGAAACCACCTGAGCAAAACAGCATAGACTTTCTAGTAAAGAAAGGTGATAAGATTACAATCGATACTATTAATTATACCGAGTTTAAATTATATGTAGGGTATAATGCATCGCAGATAGAAAACTATACGATGAAAGATGCATTTAACTATATTTACAAGTTTAACCTGTTTAGGAATGATATAAAGGAGCGAGAAAAATATACGTGCAAATTGTTTATGCCCGAGTATTACTATGAAAAGGGGATTGAAAGGTCATTGATAAAGATGCAAGCCAATAAAGAGATTAGATGCAAGAATGGCGATAAGATTGAAGATGAAATTATTGTTGAATTTAATTATGATGAAAGCGAAGCAAACCCATCGATGCGCTGGAAACCTATGAGGGTGCGAGAAGATAAGACGCGTATATATAGACAAGGTGTATTATCAAAAACGCTAAATGACTTTAGTGTCGCTTGTAATATATGGCGGTCTATACATAATCCAATCTCTCAGAATAATATTATAGGGAACGAGAAGATAGTAAATAATATGGATGTTGCGGAGTTAAATGCGAACGATATCTATTATTCGCGAACAATGCAAAAAGAAGCAAGGTTATCGCATCATATGTTGGTATTCCATAATCACGGGGTAAAAGAGTTCCTTTATTCTAAACCCGCTAAAAAGGGCTCAATTGTAGAGTTAGCGTGTGGTCAGGGTGGCGACCTGAATAGATGGATTAAAAATGAGTATCGCTTTGTATTGGGAGTAGATTTGGTTAAAAATAATATATATAGCCCTAATCACGGCGCATATGCGCGATTACTTCGCGAGAGGAAGAGGTTCTTTATAAATATGAAGAATAATAACAATATGCTATTTCCTGATATGGTTTTTGCAGTAGGTGATTGTGCCAAATCTATAAAGACGGGCGAATGCGCAGTAAGCGATAATGCATCAATAGATGACCGCGATAGCTATGATGTATTAAAAATGGTATTTAACAAAGGAAACAAGAAGAATGATACGCAATATAACAAGATTATAGGAAGAGCAGTGAATGGGTTTGACGTATGCTCGTGTATGTTTGGTATCCACTATTTCTTTAAAAACGAGGAAATGCTAGACGGGTTTTTGTCAAATGTTAGCGAACTATTGAATGCTGGCGGCGTATTCTTCTGCACCTTTATGGATGGCGAGAAGATTGAAGCAGAAATTGAAAATAATGGAGGAGATAAAATAGAGGGTTTTAAAAAGTTATCGAAGCGGAAAGAAGACAAAGGCGAACCAATATGGGCTATATTAAGATGCTATGATAAAACGGATATCTCTAAATATAATAAGCAAATCAATGTATTTATTGAAACAACTAGTAAATTAATCCCCGAGTATCTCGTATCATACAAGTTTTTACTAGAAAAATGTAAGGACTTTGGTTTAAATATCAAAGAAAGCGAGATGTTCTCAGAAACCTTTAGCAGATTTAAAGGTAATTTAGATGATTTGAAAGATACTAAAGAAAACCTCTACAAATCGATTATAGAACTAGACAAGGACGAGAATAGCGACTTGAAAAGATTTAGTTCCTTTAATAGATGGTGCATTTTCGAAAAGGTTGCTGATTAAAGTATAGTTGTAGAGATATAGAGTTGTATAGTTATAGATTTATCTGGATATCTAGTTATCTGGATATCTTAATATTGGTATTATTAGTATATAAAGGAAATTTATTTTTATAAATATATATGAATAAATGATATTATTTTATAGTGTTTTTTGCAATCATTGTAAAATGTTATTGGAACATATTAAACGTTATGATAAAGAGAAGGTAATTAAACTGGTTTCAATAGATGATTTGCGTAGCAAGAATATAAATATAGAAACTAAAATACACTCAGTGCCTGCTTTTATGATATTACCGAGCAAGGAATTAATATTTGGCAAAGCAGTCTTTGACCATCTGTTATTGCCCGGACGCGGTATTCTATGTGGTAGCCAGAATACGCGAATGGAAAAGACGGGTAGCGTAAGCGGTGGTAGCGGCGGCACAGGAGAAAATGATGTTATCCCATTAGCAAAAATGAGCGAAGGTGAAAACGAACCTCTAGCATTCACATTGAATTCTGCATCATTCTCTGATAATTTTTCGATAATTGAAGATGAAACAAAGGAACTAAATGATAAAAATTATAAATGGGACTTTATAACAAATGACAATAACCTTAGTGATGGTATTCAAAATATTAATAGCGACGACACTACATCGACTTCTAAAAATGATAAAACTATGCAATCGATGGAAGAATTAAAGAAGTTCAGAGATGACCAAAAGTTCTAAAGACATCATATTTTTTATAAAGATATATAAGGAATTATCATAATATATTTTTATAGTGTATTAAAAAATCAAAGAAAAATGTCAAGTCAATTTATATTTAACCAATATTATATTGATTTAATTAAGCGCATAAAAGGGTTCGCTAAAAAGATGAGAGAAGGCGATGATGCTGACGAGCAGGTGTTTGGGAAAGGTATTGTAAAAGTGATAAAAGATAATTATATCACATTAGATAAATCGTCGGATGAATATATTATACACGTTCGAGGTATCCCGTCGGATTTTTGGGCTTCCTACACTGCGATTGACGACATTAATGCTTCAAATGACTGGTTTCTCTCTGACGAAGTAAAGGATGTTTGCATTTACAAGAATATCCCCGTTTCATCTATCCGAAAACTATTAAATGACGACTACCTATGTCATCACTTTTTCTCAGTCTTCTATTTATTTATGGATGAACTTAGCGACGACGATGTTAAAACTTATGTATCCGTTCTACAAGATACTAAAAATGAAATAGGACTTGATAGTATTACTAATGAACTGCATAGAAAGGTTGTATCGCGATTGAATGAACTGAAGACAAAGAAGGGTAAGGAAACCAGCGGCATCGATATGTCGGCTATGGAAGATACAATGCTTGGGAAACTCGCTAAGGAAATACTAGAAGACGTGGATGTTGATAAATTGCAAAAATCCATCGGTGATAATGGCGATATTCTAAAGGCGATTGGCGACCCCGATAGTGGTTTTAGCGAACTTATTTCAAACGTTAGCAGAAAAATGGCTAACAAGATATCCACAGGCGAATTGAAGCAAGAAAACCTTCTTCAAGATGCTATTAAGTTTGCTTCGACGATGCCCGGACTATTTGGCAATTCTAATAAAGGTTCTGGAGCGGCTGGAGGCGGAGGAGCGGCTGGAGCGGCTGGAGCGGCTGGAGCGGGAAACCAGCAAAAGAACGAGCCTGATATGGCTTCAATGATGAATATGATGTCTTCTATGATGAATAATAAGGAAGGTATGGATATGTTCAAGAATATGATGGGGAATATGAATAATCAAAAAGGCGGTTCAAAGCAGTCAATTAATAAACCTGCGCTTAAAAAGTTAGCAGCCGTTAATAGATTGAAGACAAAGATTGCGAAAAGAAATGAAATGTGTAAAAATGACGAGTGATAATAATTAAAAATAATATAGATATTAGGATAAGAACAAAAAATAATGTTTTGGTTAGATAATTTAAATATATTAACAATACCTATATTAATTCCTGATATTAATATGACGTTTGAAGAGAAACTGAATTCTATAATAAGAGGATTGTTATTTTTAGGGATTATTTTTACATTAGTTTTTAATGATTCCAAATATATATTATTTGTATTGATAATTATGATAATTTCAATAATTATATACAATTATCAATATGAAAAAAATAAGCAGATAGAAAAGTATCTGAATGATAACAACCTTGATATTATAAATAATAAAAAATGCGTGAAGCCTACTAAGTCTAACCCATTTATGAACCCTAATATATTAGAAAATAATATGTTCTCAGCGTGTTCTATTGAAAATTCTAAAATAAGCAAAGATATGAATGACCATTTTAATGAGAATGTATTTCGCGAAACCGACGACTTATATAACAAATCCTTATTACCACGCCAATTTTATACGATGCCGTCGACGACTATACCAAATGAACGTGAAAAACTAGGAGACTGGTTATATAATTCGGGGAAATCGTGCAAAGAAGATACACTTCAATGCTATGATAATATTTATCAGGACATTAGAAGTTCGACGCATTTATAGTCAATGTAATGAATGTAATGAGTAATGAATGTAGTATTATTTTTATGATATGTATATAGATATTAGATATCAGATATATAAACATATTATTAGATATATATAAACATATATAGATTTTGTATTTAAAAGATGATTTTTGTGCCAATAGGTGTTGATTGTGATGTAGCGTATCTTTTAAATAAATATAATTTTAGGAAAATGTCGCTTCCATTTGATTGGAATGTATCATATACTGGCGTAGCCAAATGTATTGATAGCGATTTTAATGAATATACTGCGCCATTAAATGAAAGTAGAGTTAATAAGTATAATGTGTATTTTCATCACGACTTTGAATTTCAAAGTTTGCTAATTGTCGACAAAGAAAAATACGCAAGAAGATGCGATAGATTACTTAATATATTGAAAGAGAATAATGAAACTTCTGGCGAACATATTATGTTTATTAGGAAGGGGCATTTGTGTCGCCATCACGACGAACAAGGTGCTGCATATAGCGATATTATGAAAGATATTTGCGAAGCAGAATGTTTAGATAATATATTGCTAAATAAATACCCAAACTTAAAATATAAAATTATATTGATACTAGGATGCACCAAATGTTTTAATCAAGATACCACATATAAAAGCAATTCAGAGAATATCGAGATATATAATTGTATCCACGATGATGAGGCTAGAGGCAAGTTATTTGAAGAATGCTTATTTAATGTATGCAACTCTAGTAATACTTGATAATACTTGATAATACTTGATAATACTTGATATTACCTTACTTTTACTGCTACTTTCTTAGCCTTCGCGTGTCCATAATTATATTTTTTCTTTGCTTTATTTGCTAATACAAAAGCCTTCTTCTTATGGTCGCAGCCATCTCTAATTATATTATAATCAACTGCAGCGGCTTTCCCCGATGTTAAAGCACTTGCTAATCTCGCTAGTCCCCACGATTGAGGTGTTTGGTTAGGTCTAGAACCCGACGAATAATATGCCCCCTCGCCTTTCCTAACAATCTTATTTAATACCTCTAATTTGCAACCTGTTTTCTTTGCTAATTCTTCATTAGGTGCAATGTTCTTGATATTATATATTTTACGCGCATTTACAATATGGGGCGACTTCTTATTTTTGAATGAGGCTACCTTCTCTCTATTATAATAGACCCCTTCCTTGTATAGATTTTTAGATTTTATTAACATTTTGGCTTGCTTTTTATTGTCTTCCTTCGCTAACATTTTTGGCAAATATCGCATAGGGAACTTTATATCTCCAAGTTGTTTTTTAGGATTCATTTATTTAATATATATCTATATAAAAATTGATTATCTTTAGTAAATCTCTAGGTATAGTATATCTATAAAGGAAAGATGCTAACTACCGAATATGTGTGCCCTTGCGGTGGAGGACAATCTTGTATCGTAGACAGACGCACATTGAATGACTGGGTTCACGAGGATGACTTATTTACCAAGAATAAGTTGCCCCTTAGGAAGCATTGCTTCCAACAATATACCAATAAGCAACTAAAAGCCCTGAGTAATTTTATGGCAAATGATAGTTTCTGCTAGACTATATAAATATTACGATTATATAAATATTATATAATGAAAAAATCTACAACATTAACATATAACATTGAGACTGCTAATGGTGTTTCGACGTATGAATTGGAATACAAGGATTATGTTAAAAATGAAAAAGGCGAAGAGAACTTACTGCATTATAAGAATAAAGCAACAAATAACGAAGCCGCTGAAGCAGCCGAAGCCGAAGCCGCATACATAAATAAAATAGAGGTGAATGAGACTTTTAATAAGATTAAGATTGGCGACGATAGAATAGACGAAACTATCGGTATAAGTAGTAATAATAATGAATGGAAAATCCACGAATACAAAAACCACGTTCTAGACAAAGAATATAAGCAAGGCTATGATACCATAAAATTCGATATAAATTGTGATATATTAGAAAAATGCGAGAAAAAAAATTATATTAAAGATAATATATAATTTTTTTATTTATTATTTACAAATAGATAATGAATAATAATATGTTTGATACAACAACAAGTATATGCTCGGATGATTGTTGGAAAACCGCGAAGGAACTGCATAATAATAAAATATCGGAATATAATTTGCTCCCTAATAACTTTGTTAGTTGTGAAAATCCCAATGTTAGAATGACGGACGGCTATTTGCAACACCCTAATTTACGAGGGCGACCCGGATACGGATTAGCGGACGATTGTTTAATTGATAATTATTCGATGCTACGCAATAACCCCGATGGTATGACCCAAGACAAATGTAAGATACAATTAAATAACCGAATATTTACATCGGGACCCAGTCTAAGATGCGGTGCAGGAAATATAGGAGATGAATTAAACTTAATTGAAGGGAATAACACGAACCCCTTCCAATGCAAGAAGCTTATTATGGAAAAGGAAATGAATAACTTTATACCTTTGTTAGATTTTATGAAAGATATCCAAGACCCTAAAAATATAGTGCCTGTATGGACAAATGGCGGTGAAGATACGCGGTCATACATACACCGCGCAGAGTTTAATAAAAATTGCAATTGGGTTGGGCGTAATAAAAATGTTTCCGTATAATAAAAAAATATTATATAATAGAAGATAATATGAGTTTTAATAGAACAACATACGATACTTGTTCTTACAAGCAGGATTTACAAGAGAATGTAAGCACCCTAAGCTATGTCCTTTCGCCCTATAGATACGAGCATATCAATAAATGCCGACACCAATTAGGTTTTGTCGGTGGAACTGCAGTATCACACGTTCAAGGGAACTTAGTGGATTTAGACAGCGAATTAAGAGGACAGACCCGTATTATTTCTAAATGCGGGACAAACCAATATGTTCCTACGAATGACGGGATTATAAAGAATGACAAGACTGCTCCTATTGATACTACGATGCTCCATCTTCCCGCTTGTCAATCAATAATGTATAGAGAAGTCCCTTTACCGCCGCACATAAATTACAATAAATGCGGTGCTGGGTCGTAGGAGATACCTAGTAATACTTTTATTTTTATATTTTTTAGCACATTTTACCTAAATAATTAACAAGAAAGAACCATACTAAGTAAAATGGTCCCAACATAAACGCTAGGAGAGCGAATAATAATTTGATTACCATATTATTAACAAGACCTTTCCAATTGCACATATATGAAAGATATGCCGCAAAAACAGATATCGAAAGTGTTAGAATATATAGTAAAACAATGCATATATTATCCATAACCCCCCATTTATAATAATAATTTGCGTTATATCCTAATAATAAAAGATAAAGTGCGCTGATTATATCGTATTTCACCACGTTATTTTGTTCTCTTTCATCGCGATTGTCTAAGTCATTGCCGCTGCCGCTATAAAAACCTTCAATATTTAATAATGGTATTAATATAAGCATATCTATTTATTTATGTATAAAATAATATATTATTTTATTAGATATGAACCAATATATAGATACGAGGTTAAATTATGATAGTTGCAGTTATAAGGAAAAACTAAAAAGAACAATTGGTCCAGGCTTGTATCAACTAGAAACCCCTTATAACGATTGCGTTGAGTGTTTTCAAGATGTCCCCAATGACCCTGCTTTAAGATATCAGAGTTACGGACAAAATACTTGCAGTATGAAAAAGGCAGTTGATGACTCCAGTGAGTTGCTAGGATTAAATTATAAAAATACAAAGTGTAATGCTGACGAATATTTGCCGGGTAGTTATAACTCTACTGGATGTAATATTAAAGGCGCTGACAAACCCCGCTCTTGCATAATACCCCGAGAGGATACGCGGCTTTCAAACCCGCCTTGCACATTAAAAGAAACAGGAATTAATAGATGGGAATGGCTCTGCTTTGACCCGCAAGCGCGTGCAATAGAGGCATTTGACAGAGTTCCCGTAAATTATAGAATGGTTGCTAAGGATAATCACGTGCCGATAATAGAATATCCCGAAGACCAATCTGTATTTTTCCCTACAGATAATAGCGCTAAATTAATAAACAATTTAGACGAATGGAAAAATAAATCCAAAGATAATTTAGCATATCAGCCAGGCTACCCATACGGCACTATGTATCCCAGTGTCAAATGCAAGAATTGATAAGACGGATTATACATTGCATTTATCGATGGTAAATACAATATCATCATAGCGACCTTTATTTTGTCGCAAATCATATACTTTAATATATTTTTTCAAATGTTCAGGGACTTCATTGGAAAGCACTGCAATCCACTCATAAGCCTGAACATCCTCGATAATTAATATGCCATCATCTGCCAATATTTGCGAATATAATTTAATGAATTGCTTCATACTTTCTAGAGAATGCGGTCCGTCATCCAGCATAAAATCGAATTTTACATCCTTATTCAAAAAGTTCTTAGCGAAAACCTCTTCGTCGTATGCATCTGTTGATGTATGCAAGATAATGTCCTGTCTATTCCTGATACCTTCCCATACGCTAGATAAATCAATAATATCTAGTCCATATACATTAGCATTTGTGAAAAAATCTTTCCATAATTTAATGCTGCCACCCAAGCATATCCCGACTTCTAAGACATTTTTAGCAGTCTCTTTTTTACTAATCAATAATTTCTGATAAAGCGGTAAATAAGAATGTGTAGTATTCTTATCTGTTCGTGTGTTGTCGACGATTTCTTCTAAACTCCCCATTGTTTGCGATAATATTTATGTATATACAATATATATTGCTGTATTTCTTAAATATTAATTATTATTATACATAATATACTTACTATTTTTTTTCCTTTATTCATTAGAGGTTAATAATGGATTTATATTCTATCGACAATGACATACCATCAATGAACAATATATATAGCTCTAGATATTGGGATAAAGTGAAAGAAGATGAGCAGAAACGGAGCAACATATTATATGAAAAGTCAAAATCACCATATGATACGGGGATAATCGCGAAGCCCGCTTATTCGGATATGTTTGCAAGAATTGATACAGGCAATGCGCCTAAAGCAAATTCTAATAATAGCCTTGTATCATCTTTAACGGGTGAAAAAATAAATAAAGAGAATTTCTCGCACAATAATATGACCCCTTTTTTGAGAAAAAATGTGACGCAAAATACGGATGTTGAGAATATGTCTTCGATGTTAGATAATAAAACGGGTAATAATCAGTTTTGGCAAAATAAAAAGGAGGTGCCTTGCTTATTCAAACCCGAGATGAACGCTGGAGGGAACGTATGCAGTATGAAAAACAACGACGATTTTTTGAAGTCGAGAATAAATAATTCGTCGCGCGTTAATAATTTCTTCCCAATCGAAAAAATCAGAGTGGGACCCGGTATTAATAAGGGGTTTGAAGCGATGCCCTCTGGCGGTTTTCAACAAATGGATACGACGGACTATGCAAAACCCCGCAGCTTAGACGATTTGCGCAGTAAAATCAATCAAAAGCAAACATATTTTGAGATACCTATGCAAGCACCGCCGAAAGGCACCGAGCAGCGGAGCGTCATAACACCTTTTGCTAAAAATCGTCCAGACACAAATTACGAAGTATCGCCAGATATGTGGTTAAAAACTACGGGGGCTATTACGAAAGAAGCGGAGCGACCAGCACAAAATATAAGACCAACTGCGCGTCAAGAGTTTCACATAGATTATAAGGGCGCTGCAAAATACGGAGAGAATTCGCCTGGTCAAGGTATTCTCAATGATTATGGCAAAAGTAATATAATAATATACGACAATGAGCGTAATATCACGGGAACGCGTAATGTTGTGTCGAATGTCTCATCCCTTGTTAAAGCCATTGTAGCGCCTATAATGGATGTTCTCAAATATACAATGAAGGAATATAATGTAGAGGCAGTAAGAGCAGTCGGTAATCCAAGTATTCAAATACCGAGCAAGGCTACAACATATGACCCTGTCAATCATATTATGAAAACAACAATTAAAGAAACCACAATACACGATAGCGAACTAGCAAATTTAACGGGCAATAAGGAGACATACGCGGCTTTGAATGATAGCGCTAAGACTACCATTAAAGAAACCACGATACACGATAGCGAACTAGCAAATTTAACGGGCAACAAGGAGACATACTCGGCTTTGAATGATATTGCAAAGACTACCATTAAAGAAACAATGATACACGATACGACTATTGCGAATATGAAAGGTGATAAAGGCGAAGGATATATATTATTTGACGACGACGAAGCAAAGAAAACCTTAAGGCAGACAATGCCTAAAATAGATAGCATTCGCAATATAGGAGGCACGACTTACAAGGTATCCCTTTATAACCCTGATTTGGTCGCTAAAACGACTATGAAGGAAACAATGATTAAAGGAAAATCGGAATATGGATTTTTAGGTGGAGTTCTCGAAGGTTTATTTGGTGGTTATTTGAGCACTAACGTGGAACTTAAAAATACCCATAAACAATTCTTATCTGATACCAACGAGTATGGAATTGCGGGGTCTGGCGTAGACTTTAGGCAGCCTGATAGAACTGCTGATGAAAACGCAGAAATAGATGGAACACGCGAAGGAATTATGATGAGCGCTGGATATACACCTAATCCCAGTAATGTTAATATTATATCTGATTCGTCGGAGATTGAAATGACTACGAAGAAACCCTTCGAAAATAGCATTGCAGCACGTGATTCAGGAAATATTGGGATGATTTATCAATCTACGCCTATCTTAGATAATTGCAGTATTACGAAGATGCCCCAGAAGTCTAACGCATACTCTAACCGATTAGACAGCGATTTATTAGAGCCTATGAATTCCAATGATTTTGCCATTAAGATTAATCCAATTAAGAAGGGATGTAAAATATAAAAAATGATTTAATGATATACCATTGTTAATACAATAATGGAATTATCTCAAATACAACCTTCTATCCCTATTCATACTGCTAATTTATCACCGCTTAGATATCCTGGTGGAAAAACAAGAGCCTGTAAAATAATCGAAAATGTAATTTTGCAGCATTTTGATATTACCTCTTTTGATACAATCATTTCTCCATTCTTCGGCGGAGGGTCATTTGAGTTTTATATGCAAAATAAATATAGGGTAGCGTTAAAAGTAAATGATAAATTTACGCCATTGTATAATTTTTGGAAACAAGTAAAAATAAACAAGGATATATTATGCGAAGGATTAAGAGAAATAAAATCAGTTTCAAAAGAACAATTTATAGCCTATCGAAAAACAATTATGAATTTGCAAGATAATATATTACAACAGGCAATACAATACTTTGTTATAAATAGATGTTCTTTTAGTGGTTCTACATTATCTGGAGGATTTTCTGAAGAAGCCAGTCGTAAAAGATTTACGCAATCGTCAATAAATAAAATAGAAGCCCTCGATTTTACGAATATCGAAATATATAATGAAGACTTTTATGATTTTGTAAATACCTATATACCAACAGCACCAGCACAACCTTCTAAAGCATTGCTATTCTTAGACCCTCCCTATTATTTAGAAAGTAAATCCAAGCTATACGGGAATAACGGAGATTTGCACGAAGGATTTAATCATAATTTATTATTTGAATTGCTTAATTCAAAAAAGAATTGGGTGCTAACATATAATAATTGCGAATATATTAGAAATCTTTATAAAGATTATACGATATTAGATGTTAATTGGAGTTATGGTATGAACACTACTAAAGCATCCTCAGAGATTATTATTATAAACTAACTTATTAGGTAATTTAGTTTGATTATCCAAACTAAACTCACTATTTACTAAATTATTTATATTTTTGGGCTGGCACGCAATTGTAATAGATAATTTACAAAACCCTCTTTTATTTTTTCGTTCGTGTATTTTAGTTCTTACTCTAATTTGTTGTTCGCATATAAAAACAGGCACTTTAAAGTCGCATATATCATTCCCTAAATGATATAGACCCTTCTCTGATATTTGTATATATGAACAACCCTTATTGCTATATAATCTCTTTATAGTATCATTTGGACAATCAATATATATATCGTTGTAATCGTTTGTTTCTCTTTTAATTTTTATCCATTCTTCGTGTGTTATATCTTTTAACATAAATGGAGGTATATTTCCATTAAATATTGTTATATTAGAAATTATGTCTTCAAAAACATTTTTTGAATTGTCTGGTATTTTATTACGTAAACTTCCTACCCATTTTTTATTTGTATTATCATAATGTATAGAACATTGCATCCAATCAGGTGTTTTTGATTTTTTAATTTCTATTGATATATCGCCATATGAATTCATATTGCAACTTATATCGTTTTTAGAACTACATCCTCCTAATTCATCTTCGTCTTGTATATTAAATTTTTGTTCATCAAGCATACATTTTTTAACTATATTATAAACTTCTAATTCATATTTTTTCCCATTAATAGAACATCTACTTCCTTTTTTTTGACATTTATTATAATAATATAAAAATAACATCAATCATTTTTTAAACCCATAAAAGTATATAAAGATAAACTCTATTATATAGTATGTAGTGGGATTGAGAATAATCTCCACTACAACATTCTAAATAGTTCGCGTGGCCTAATCGGTTAGGGCATCGCTCTTATGAAGCGAAGATTATGGGTTCAAGTCCCATCGTGAACACCTATTTTTTATTATATAAATATAATTTATCACTATATTTATAAATCCACGTATCCTAAGTTATAATGAATAAAATAGCCTTCCTCTTTTTAATATATGATGTAATCAATCATGAAAATATTTGGTTTAATTTCTTCAATGGAATAAGTAAAAATAAGTATAACATTTATATTCATTATAAAACGAATGAACAACTGGAATTTTTTAATGATTACAAGATAAATATTAATAAAATAATTAATACTAAGTATGCCGACATATCTATTGTGAAAGCGCAAAACGTCCTTATCAAAGAGGCTTTAAAGGATAAAGATAATAAGCACTTTATATTTTTATCAGCCTCGTGCATACCATTAAAATCCTTTAATTATATATATAGCCATCTTGATACTAAGTATTCCTATTTTCATATTGCGAACCCCGACGATTGCTTTCCAAATTGCGAGGTTGCCTTAGAATATATTCCAAAAAAAAATATTAATAAAGCATCGCAATGGTGTATTCTTAATAGACGGCATAGCGAATTACTAATAAACGCCACAAAAACTCCTAACAACTACTTGCTATGGTTCAAAGACACTTATGCACCAGATGAATTATGTTATATATCATATTTATCTTATGTGTATGATTTATCTTATGTGTATGATAATGCCTTATCATTATCAAATGGAATATTATCAACGTCATATGCGTCGCCTCCTGAAGTAGCAACCACATTTGCAAATTGGGAAGATATGAATTACAAATATGTGTCTGAGAGAGAATTAAAGAACTACAAAAATATTAGCGAGGAGGAACTAGAGCATTTATTGAGAAGCAATAGTTTATTTGGACGCAAGTTTAAACCATCTTGCTATTATTCTCTTAATAAAAGGTTATATTATGATATGATTACAGATAAAAAATAATGATATAATATAGGATAATGAGCTTAAACTTACCTGCTAAAAAATTGCGAGTATTTAATACATATAATCCCCTAACAGATTTGAGAAGTATAACAAATAGCAAGAAGTTAAAAGATTTTATGAAAAAAAATATTAACATTGATGATTTAGATTTCGACATTACTATTGTTCCAAATCGGACAAACGTATATCAAGGTGTCGATTATGTATTTGATTATTCAAAATCTAAAGAAGAATATGTAAAGGAATTCTATAGAAGAAGACATAGCAAAGCATTTTTTGTTAGTTCCAAAGCATCCGCTTCTTTCTACGGAATTGATAGAGATAAATCGAATATAGTATATACAACAATCCCCGATAATAATGATATTAAAAAATCAACAAAGAATTATAAATATGTATATCCGTTATATTATATACCTGGTCTGCGCGGAACAAATATTAAATATAAATTGAAGAAGGATTTGTATTTATTAAATATTGGCGACCCTAAAACAATAAAATTATTATGGAATATTATAGAAAAACTTGAATATACTGAGAAGGATGCTGATGAAGAGACTGACCGCGCATCATTAAAGGATTTGTTGGTTACTACTTGCGCAGAAGCAGAAAGTGAATCGCCTATACGAACTACCCTTCCTGACGGGACAATAAAAAAAACGTGGGGAGAGCGAAAGGTGATGCCTACTAAATGCGCGAGGTTCTCTAAACACGAAACAGATAAACAACTAGTCGCTTTTTTTCAAGATAAACTAGCGCCATACTTGAAAAGGAACTTAAATATTCATATAGATGGTTGGATATATTATAAGACTGAAGGTAATCGTTTCCACGACGAAATATTACTATTATCAAATAAACATTTGGATTTTCATAGCACCCGCGAAATGAAACCAACAAAATATGATGATTTGCCTACACTAGAAGAGATTAACGCACGTATAAAAGAAGGGAAAAAAGCAAACTATGTATATATTCCTACAATAGATGAATACAAGGTTCTTATGGAGGATAGAAGAAAAGAAAATACTATTAACCTGAAACCAAAGCCAAAAAATGTATTGATTAACCACGCCTCTCTTCAACCATATAAGGCGTAATAGGCGTTTCAGCGATTACTCGCTATCTGCAGAGCATTCCGAAGAGGATACTGATGAAGCGTCAGAACTCGAATTACTTTTTGAGCCTCCGCTATTATAGGGTTCGAAGCCCATCTTCATAGGGTCGGTAAAATTCCTCAAAATTGCAGGATTTATATTAGTTTTTTTTATATCTTGAGAATTATTATTATAGTCATTGTCGTAAATACCTAGCGTTGTAAATATATCTAGGTCATCGCTAAAAGCCATATATATTACAAAGAATACTATAGATACTATCAAGATATATATAATAATATTGTTAATAGTCAATAAATCCTTATTAACGTCATATGGCGCGTCATTAGTATCCTTATTATCCCTGCTTATACTATCAAAATAATGATAAACGCCAAAAATAACTGCTGATATAACTATTGAATATAATATATACATATCTATATATATTTTTCTATTATTCTTATATTAAATATAACGCACCCATATTCTATAGTATTTAGTATCTAGTATCTAGTCGTCATTCATTAAAAACTATGTATATCATCGCGTTGTTTTTTCTTTTTAGTTTGTTTCTTAGTAAAACAATTATTAATATAATCTATAATATCCTTTGGTTCGTCATTTGCTTTATTAGCATTTTTTATTTCTTTTTTCAGATTATTAATATTCTTTTTTATTTCTTTTATCTCATCCTTCGTTAATCCTGCTTCAGTAAGTTTATTCTCAAATTCAGCCATTTTATTAGTAAGGTCAGACATCCCATTGTTATTTGCATGTTGTCTATTTATATCCAATAATACATCATTGATAATAGGATAAGCAAATTGACTGCGATCATTTGTTCTATCAATATAACTAACTAACCCAGTAATTCTATTCATAAACTCGGTTGACCCATTCTCCGTGAATAACCCATTTTCGCTGCAATACATTGTTTTGAACCTATCAAAGTCTTCTGGAAATCTCTCATAATTTTCTAATAATAAATTGAGTATCTTAATAGCACTCATATGATCATCCGTAATAGGTGTCGCGGTCATAAGAAGTAATTTAAGCGAATCCTTGCCAGATACTTTGTAAGAGTTTTGTATCATCTCTTGAAGAACTTCTGGCTTCGGCTTCTCTAGTGTCGACAGCGAAGAGCTGTATATTTTGTGTATTTCATCAATGATTATCAGCGTTTTTCTAAAAGGGTCTTCTTTGCCATTCATAGCGACCATTTGCTTATAATATTTATTACTACCTTTTATCAGATTAGTAAATTGCTTGTATGAAATAGGTTGTAGCCAATTTTTACCTAGAAACTCCATACGTTTCGCTTTAGTCGATGGCAATATCTCGCCATTATTAAGGCGCTCTTGAATTATCAGATTACATATTTTATCAAACATATTCTTCCATATATCTTCTTTTAATGTATGCCTCGTCACCCATAATATCTTGTATCCCTCCCTGTCAAAGGTATTTGTGGCGGTTGCTATAGCCGTGCAAGTTTTACCCGAACCAACGCTATGGAATAAGAGCATCCCTTTGTAGGGCGACTGCGGCGTTAAGAACTTCTGAACAAAGTTTTGCGTATTCGAGAAGGTCACGATTTCATAGCCCTTATTATCTTTGGGTAATGCCTTTGTTATATCATCATCTTCAGCTACGCATTTATTTTTGATATCAATATAATCCCATTTATAGGGGGCAAAATGCTTCTCCACGTATTTATATAATTCAATATTAGTCAATTTCGTTTTAGGCGGCTCAGGGATATGCACTGGTTTCTTTTGTATTAACTTATCTTTATATTCGTAGATAAATCTCAAGGCATCCGCGTAGTTCTTATCATTGATAACATTTGTCTTCTTATAATAATTGAGATTTTCAATAATTTTTTCCCCATATAATTTTAGAAAGTTAATAGGGTTCATCCAAATTTTATTTATAGCATCGCAATAGTTCTGGTTCTTATCTATGATATTGCATAGTAGGGGTTTAGGGTGCTTATCATTTAAATATTTAATCAAAGTATCATCTTTAATATAATTAGCAACCTTATTATTAACATTCCCCATATATAACTTTCTACTTTTCACATTAACAATATCAGTTCGCGTCCCTATTTTATCAATAACAAATACTGCGGCGATAATAAGAAGGGCATTTGATGAAGGGAAATCCTCGAGTGGTCCTTTGCACTTTTTCTTGCAATCAATTATGCTGTCGTTGGTATATATTTTCCCGCGAATATTATTAACTATCTCGATATAATCTTTGCGTTTCGGTTTATCTACTTTGATATTATGTTTAACCATCATTGTATCATAGAAGCGGTTATTCTTTTCTTTTAATATGTGGAGGTTTTCAGTAAGCGGTGTATCAACGGCTGACGCAACCATAATCGCTTCGACATCTGCTATGAAATTAAATGCACTAATATTTTTATTACTATGTTTAAGATATAAGTCGTGGATTGTTGTATAATTATCGTATTTTATATTGTATCTATAAATATTTAGGGGCCAACCTACATTTGGAATAAAGGGCAACCCTGCCTGTCCGCAATATCGAGTGCCTCTTCCGATTACTTGCGTATATTCTGCCTTTGTTTCGAGTGGCTCTAAAATATGCATATATTTAACATCAAATACATCTAGACCTTCCTTAAACCCCGAATCTAATATGATGATACGCATATTTTCACCATTAATATTTGCAGGTCGGTCGTTCATAAGGGTCATCATCTTCTTCTTTAACCCCGTTGTTAGCGGTTTTTGATATAGCGTAGAGGTTGTTAGAAGCCCAAATGTTCTATTTTTATCTGGAATATCTTGTCTCAAAGCAAACTTATTAGAATATACAAGAGAGAAATCATTGGCGATTAAAGCGGAAGCAACCATCTTAGCACCAGAAACACCAGATATATCACTATATATTATGTGTTTGTAGTATTTGTTATCGTTTGCCATATCGCGTTCATCCAGTGCATTTATCCTTTTAATCATATCATCGATTTTGGGAGATAAAATAGGAATGTCTTTGAGCACAAGCTCTTTATTAAACTTTGACGAATCAAACTTATGTTCGGGTTTAACCTTTGCCCAAGTTCCCGTATTACGAATACATAATGCTTCACTTTGGTTTTTATTCATTATATTCTATTATAATTCTATATTAATAGAATATTAAAAGTATAGTAAAATTAAAATATATAAAATAAAATTATTTATAATAATATAATGAAATGATTATTGATATCGAGGAGATAACTAACATCTTATCATCTAAAAAAATAAAAATAACTGGATGCATACACGTAGGTTTGCAATCATACATAGAAGATGATATTTATAATAGGCGGCTAGGTATAGAAACTGCGAATATTGTGTGGATTGATGCGTCTTCTGAGATACCTCATAAAAGTATTACATTGGATACCTTATTTGAAAGAAACAATATAGATGTATCTAAATATAATTTTTGGAGATTGGATATTAAAGAAACTGAATTATTGGCTCTAGAAGGAGCTATGAAATCTATTAAGCACTTGCAAGCATTATATGTAGCAGTTAATAGCGCAGTAATAACTGAACTTGACGCTTTACTTACCCCTTATAATTTCAAAAGATATTTGACAAAAATTACTATTGATAAATTGGGAGAAGCCTTGTATATATTGGATACTTAAGTGGTTCTAAGTTATTTATGTAAATATTACTTTGCAATCCTTATATTCCTTATCAATATACAGCGTCCCGTCTTAGGATTTAATACCTTGCCTTCGGGGCATTTCTTTGGCGACTTTGGAGACTTCTTAGTAGCATTCTTTATCAATATACAGCGTCCTGTCTTAGGATTTAATACCTTGCCTTCAGGGCATTTCTTAGGAGACTTTGGAGACTTTGGTGACTTCTTCATAGCATTCTTTATCAATATACAGCGTCCCGTCTTAGGATTTAATACCTTGCCTTCGGGGCATTTTTTTGGCGACGTTGGCGACTTCTTCATAGCATTCTTTATCAATATACAGCGTCCCGTCTTAGGATTTAATACCTTGCCTTCAGGGCATTTCTTAGGAGACTTAGTAATAGATTTTCTAACTGACTTAGCAACATCACCTAAACCATCCTTTGATGAAGTGTCGCTCTTAGCATCTTTACGAACATATATTAATATTCGGGATCCTTTGCTAAAATTAAAGCAGAGTTCGTCTTTATTTTTTAATTTTTTCTTCAATTTATCTGGAATACATTCAACAACATTTAAGCAAAAATCTGTATGTTTTATAATATTCCAATTAAATTTCATTAGCTCACACGGGATATTTCTATCAACCAGTTTATTACCCATTGCGGGATCCATACTGGTTCTCGTCCAGCCATTATAAACATACCTATCTTTTTTACAAGTAATACCTGCAATCGCATGTATTGGATTATTCCAATTAGACAATACTACCGAATCCAAGTTATATTCTTTGCCATTATAAGTTATTTTTTCTTGCAATGATTTTAGATTATCCTTTGTATCACCATCAGGTATTATGTTGCTTGGAAAGTATTTATTATAGACCCAGCTACTATTACCCTTATCCCCAATTTCATTTCCAAGTTCAACAAGTAATACTTGCGGTGCATTGTTATCTTCTACATATTTTTTTTTTCTTTCAGAAAAATCAACTGATATTTTGAGATTTTTGCCTTCAATTACATGTTTAATGAAATTATATTCATCATTATAATACGAATATGCAAGCGTATCATCTTTAATTATATATTCAAACATTTTGTAATCAACATTTAATAATTTATATAATTTACCAATGTATAAGACTGGGTCAAAACCATGTTTGACTTTTTTAGGATTGTAAGGGAATTTATCTTTATTTTCAATATTTAAGTATTGTAATATTTCGCCAAAAGTAGTATCTTTGAAATGTTTATAATCCTCGCTTTCTCGACTACCAACCTTCAAGTATTTCTCATCCAACACGTGCTTTAATAATTTAAATAACTTCTTTTTTGTATCCCAACCTTCAGATGCTTTAAGTAATTTTTTTCTACTACGTTGGCTATAAAACATCGCGACGAAGGTAGCCATAAACCAGCATATCGGACCAACTTGCTTTGGCGTTAGAATTCGCGAGCACACATTATCTTTTTTTGGCATTAAGATATCCGACCTTCTACAAAATAGTTATATAAAAATATAAATAATGGAAAAGATATCAGGTTCCATCTTGATAACCCTACATATATAAACATTATACCACTAATGATACTAACAATCAATGTATATTAACCATAAATACCCTCGATACATCGGATACATTTTTTTCTTGCATTTAATTGCAAATACCATAGTTATAGCATACAACCTTCCTCAAATATTCAAGGTATGGCATTGTATAAACTTTGTGAAAAATATAGATAGCGAGAAACCATATTCTTTTCAAATTGGCAAACTACCACTGATTACTTGGTATGATAATAAATACAATAAAACATATACGACAATTAACGTATGTTCTCATATGGGGTCAAAACTAGATAAAGGCAAAATAAATAATGGGTGCCTCGTATGTCCTATGCACGGGATGCAGTATACCGAAGAGAAGGCTTTTGGTGAAACAATGATATATCAAGACAAACTTTGGTGGAGTTATGAGCCTATGAATAGCAACCCTCCTGCTACGCCATTCTATAATAATAAAAAATACTCGACGACGCATATTTGTATGGACGTTGATGCGAATATTATGGATTGCGTATTGAATACGATGGATGTAAATCACCCACAATTCTATAATATCAATATACCACCTAAAAAGATTAAAATGTTCAAGTTTCAGAATGCAGATAAAAAGGGTTTAGGGATATCTTTTAAGCAAAAGGTAGATGTATCCACGAACAAAATGGAATTACTGAATGAAAATAATAAATATAATAAATACTATAATATGTTTACGTTCCCTTATAATACTTGGTCGCGAACAACATTACCAAATAAGCAGCAATCAATTATGAATATTGACTTTGTGCCTCTTGGCATTGATAAAACGCGATGGTTTATTACCTTTAAAAATAATTGCGAAAACAATAATATACTAACAAAATCCTTTATGTATTACTATGCGAAGCAATACAAAGACCTATTGCAAAATCAGGCATCGCATTCGGGGCTTAAAGAATTAGTAATAAGGCAAGACGTATTAGCCAATGAAAACCACATAGATGACATATATAATATGTTCGAAAAATACAGGTATCCCGATAATAGCGAGGTTTGCAATTTATATAAATATCATAAAAGGAAATTGAATGAAATTGAATGATATCAATTATATATATGAGTAGTAGCATAAAAATATATAAAAAATGATAGGCTTATATATATATTAACAAGTAAAATATGAACATTAAATGCATAGCGTATCTTGTGATAGCATCAAACTATATCAATCACTCAAACGGGTTTGATAAACAGACTATTACGAGATGCAATAGCGCGCCCGACTTAAGATTGCTGTGTAATGCTACGATGTATGCGACTGCGGCGGCTACGCCATATACGAATACATATAATATGAACAATATTATATCCTACGAGCAATATAAGTTAAATATTTATAATAAGAAAAAGAGAAATATGTATCTCAGGTCAAAAGAAAGATATTCATTTGATGCAAAAAAATAAATAATATAAGACTAAAATAGGATTATATATATAATATATCCATCTTATATATATGTATCAAACCAGCATTAGAAATAAGAAAAAGATAAGTCATTTTAATAAGGCAAATAACAATAACTATAATATTGATGCGGAGCACGAAGTATATGCGTATGTTATTAAGTTATTAGGGAATTGCAGGGTTCTCGTATTATGCGATAATGGAACTGAAGCAGTTGGTGTAATAAGGGGGTCTATGAGGCGGTTTAACAAGCGGGTTTTAATTGAAACTGGCGATATTATCGCGGTATCTATGAGAGAATTTCAATTAAACAAGGTTGATATCGTGCATAAATATAATGCGGAGCAATGCAAACTGCTTATTAATAATAAAGAGATTTCGGATACATTAATTAGTGCATATAATAAAAGCAATCTTAATACAATTAATAATGCAAATGATGCAGACATAATCTTCGATGATTTGCAAATAGAGGATTGTAAAAAGAAAGAGAATGATTATAATAACATATATATTACCAAGTATAGCGATGACGACGAAGGCGACGAAGGCGAAGACATCAATGATATCTAGACAAAATAAATTATATATTTTTTATTCATTAAAAATAAAACATATCTAAAATATAGAGATATAAAATAGAATGAATTTTAATGATGAATATACTGCTTTTAATGTGTCTTTTAACAAGGATTATTCTTTGTTAAATATATCGGGTTCCATAAAAAATAATGTATTATATGATACTATTATATTAACCGCACCAAACCCCATAGATAGAATGACAAATTACTCGGGGTCTGGTCTGCCTTTCCCTAATTATGAAATAGCATTTGAGAAAACGCCAAACATTCACAAGATAGATAGCTCAGGAGTTTTCAATGTATCTTTTAAATATCCAAATAGTTTCTATATGCCCGATGGTTTAAACAAGATAAAACCATCTATATTTTTTATATTTACTAGCGGCTCTGGCGGCGACAACATTTCATTTCGTCTTCAATATGAACTACACGATATAAATGCGCTGAGAACATTAGTGAATAGAGCGTCGCGTAAAAACCCTGAATTTTATGGCGCAAGAGATTATATACTGCCAATCGATACGGCTGAAAAGGTTATGTATGCATATTCTCGCGCTAAAATAGAGAATGATATAGGATAGAAAGCAGAATAAATTTGTATTATTTTTTTATTATATTTATAAAAAATGATTAGATATTTTGAATATGTTATAGTAAGGAACTTGCAGATTATTGCTTATATCAAGAAGTCTTCAAGTAAGGAACTTGCAGATTATTGATTGTATCAAGAAGTCTTCAAGCAAAGAACAAGGCTGCTGCTATCGCTGCTATCGCTGCTATCGTTTTAAACAATGGATATGGTCAAGATTAACTTCGTTCCTGATCGCGTTAAATATATTATATTTAACAATATAAAGAATTCCGTCTTTGCAAATAACGGGATTATCTTTGGAGGATATGTTAGGGATATGATTATTAGCGATCACAACAAGGTCATATATAATGGTTGCAATACATATGACATCCATAATTTCTGGAATAGGAGGCATCATCCCGAAACTGCCGCGCGCATACTCACTGCGAATGATATGGATATTTGTATGTATTGCGAAGAGGATGTTTCGAACTTTATCAACGCCCTCCAAAATATATTTAATGAGAATGCTGGTTATTCGAACGTTTCATCTTCCGACATCACAATTACTAAAGATACCACCGATGCAGGTTATTTCAATACACCTATCATAATGCACAAGAAGCTCAACTACAAAATCACTATTGGCAAAATCCCTTATGTTTATAGTGGCATCGAGTTGTCCTTTGACTTTGACATAATTGTTCCTACAATATACAATACCCAGCCTCCTTTCTGCAAAGTAGATTTGTTGTCAAATGTATTTATTCTGTCTAATCACGGGATTGTTATATCTAAACACACGGGAACTATTATTGATAAGATGAGCATTTTGAACAAGCAGAAAATTTCAAATCTTATTATGAAAGATATTGTAGAGTTTAAAACTCAGTTTTGCTTGAGAAATCATAGCGATAATTTTACAAGCGGTAATTTTAGTTATAATGATGAGGTATTAGTGCGTATCAATAAGATGCTTTTCAGAAACTTTAAATGGGATATCACAAACCTCCCATTCGTGATGTGCAATTACAAGAGGAATTCTAGCACTCGTAATGATATTTGCTGCGTATGCCTTGAAAACTTTAAAAATAGTGATAGAATTGCCAAGATGTATATCGACAACTCTGCAAAAACCGAGAAGGTATGCAGTGCTATGTCTATTACACACGATAAATGCCTATTTAAATACTTGCAAAGTCAACTGGATACTGAAAAACAAGAGGGAATTAGCAACACAGACCATTTTGAGTTCAGATGCCCTCTTCGAAATGCAATTAACTTTAAGATATGTTCCAATAACATCGACAAGATTATCAGCGAAAAAATGAATGCGTAAGGAGGACACTAGGGAGGGATGTAAAGTATATCTATTTTTTATATTACCTATATAATTTTATTTCATTTTAGATACCAACTTATTTATCATACTTCCTGCAGTATAACTTACTAATGATATTACAATGATAACTATTAAGTTAGACATTTTTGATATATAGAAGATATCACAATGCTCAGTAATATGAAGATATACTTCGAATATTATTATTTTTATAAACATCCCGAATATAATATCAAGCCCAAATATCACACCTAGTAGAAAATTAACTAAAATATGACTAATTAAGTATATCTTATTTTCAAGAATATTATTGGCTTCATTTGGGTAAAAAAATATATCTATTGTATGTATATTAAATACACATCTTATTATTGTGAATGATATGGTTATTGTAAATATCAATAATAAATATATGTAAAAATAGGTCGTGTCCATTTTATATTATTCTGATGGGTATCCTAATAAGATATAATAATTTAAATTATATGTTCTAATAACTTTGATGATAAAAGAAAAAATGATAACTCATTAAACCAACTACAATAATAGTATTATGCCTATTATAAAACCAATTGAATTTGATATAATGTCTATTAGAACTAATCGCCAGAATGAAAATAATATGTTAGCACACCTATCAATAAAAAAAGGGGATTTAACAAACAATATAAATAAAGAAGAGTATAAAAGGGTTCTACAAGAATTAGATAGGATAAATATTAAAGAAGCAGAATTACTAGAAGAATGTAGAACTAATATTATTACTGCAACCCTATTATCCAGTAGAATATCTATAAATGCATCTAGACAAGGTTCAAAAGATGAACAATTCCAACTTGACGTATGTAAAACAACGTTTTCTAAATGCGGTATTTTTCTTAGTAATTTATCCTCTATATCATTTCGCCCAACAAAAAATGGCGAAATTGTTGATAACTATGCACTTAAAGAAAGAGGGATAAAAAAAGAGGATTGTCTAAAATCATTTGATGCTAACTTTACAGGAAAAATAAATGGGTGGGTTTTTGCCAAGATTGTTATAGGTAGTGGAGGGCACCAAGATAATGTATTTGAAGAAGCCTATACGTTTTGTGATTGGGTTTTACAATACGGAAAAGAAAAAGAGATATATATAGTTTTATTGGACACAAATCTAACAGAAAAATATAATGACTTGATTATAAAATATGAAAAGCATCCTAATTTACTTATAGGAAGTCATATCAAGGTTCAGCAATTTATAATAGATAATTATTACGAAGACATCGAAGATATCAACAAATAACCACATATTTCATATACCAATCCGAAAGATATACGCTTTCTCGCTATAGTGTTGCTTTCTCTGTAATTTGTTAGGAATAGAGAATTATATTTATCTCTATATTCATTCAGATATATATTGAATTTGTTTGCAAGATTTTCTTGTTCTTCTAATGTAAGTTTAGGTTCTATCACTAAAACCGCATATGACCTTGCAGTTAAATTAGCAGTCCTATCTATATATTTTTCTTTAGTCAAATCATCGACAATAAACAAGCCTATCTTGCTATTTATATTATCATCTATACATTTTACTAATATGTTTGTAAAATCTTCACTATTTTTAAGTAATTTTGTAGCCCTATCTATTTTATATTTATTATTTTTTTGAAGATTATATATTTTCCCACCTATTGTATAATTATTATTAGGAGACAAAGAGAACTTTATATTTTGTTTTGAAGGGTAAATATAGCAATTGCTAATATTGCAATCAGCATCAGTATTAGCATCAGCAGTTTGTTTCGCTCTAAACTGGAAACTGCATATTGAATACGATGTATCTTCAAAAACCTGTTCTTCAAATATATTACAAGTAATGATGTCGTATTTTTTAATAAAATTCTCTCTAATCTCTATGTCTCCTTTGCGTATCGAGCAAAGAAAATTTAATGGTAAAATTAAAATTCCACCCTTACAATATGAGGCAGTCAATAGTTTTATGAAGCATTTATATAAATCATTCGTATTATATTTATTGAAAATCTCCTTATTATCGCATTTATTTCTGGCTAAATAAGGAGGGTTTGTGATTACAAAAGCGTCATCAAAATTAGGTGGATTAAGTAATGTATCACGCTTAATTATAAAATCTTTTTTAGGTTCTATATCATAGCATTCTATATTATATTTGTCGGTATCCATATCCATATCCAAAAAACGTAATAAATCGCCATTACCAGCAAATGGTTCAATGATATTACTAGTATCATCAGGAATATACATATTTTGCAAAATATGCTTATAATTTGTTGTATAAAATTGACCTAATTGCTTTTTATTCATTATTTAACAATAATGTTAGAATTATTATAACACTCTATCATAATCATTTTTTATATATTTAATATTTAACCTAAGCAATATAATATGTTTTATAGTCGGCACTAGGCAGTAGCTTCTTATATATAGGTTCTATTGCGGTATTACTATTGCGATTTGAGTAATAGAAGAGAATATGCTTTGATAATATGTCTTTGACGAATACATTTTTGTAGTATTCTTTTATTCGGCTCGTGGTGATAGATAGTAATTTCTTATAAATATCTTTATTTTTTACGATATCCTTGTGAAATAATAGCTGGCTTTTATAATCATCATTAAAAGAGGTAAGATTATAGAACTTCTTGTTTTCATAATAATATTTGAAATAATTCTTAGCAGTATCTATGTGTTCGTCTTTTAGTTCATAGCATTCGAGGATATCAATGATACTTTTAATGAATAGCGGCATATTCTTATGCTGACATCTAGATATTATTCGGTAATATGACATATCCGCATTGTAATTATCGGTATTTACTGCTAACCCAATATAGTAAATGATACCAAGTTTTTTGCGAAGTATATTATAAAAGATGCCATTATAAAAATTAAATAATATTCTTTGCAAATAATAATTTAATATTAGGTATTCTTCTGAAAGGAACTCGATACGCTTCGCTATATGTATTACTATTAAATTATTATCATCTACGTTATCATTCTTGATATTCACTATTTTTATATTAGTATTACTATGTTTTATAACAGGATATGCTGGCTTCACGTTATTATATTTGATAACCCCAAAATATTTCTTAACATTCTTAATAGCCTCCGCAGTTTTATTGGAAGGACATGTTATTGTTATAACAAAATTATTGGTGTTCAAATGTCTCTTAATATACCCGTCTATTGCTTTATAGTCAAACCTTTTAATATATTTAATCCTCTTTTTATAATCTGCTATAAATGAATATTTAGGATACAGGAACTTGAATATATTAAACTTAAACTTATAATCGGGAGCAGACATATACCCCATATACTCTTGAATAACTGCGCCTTTTTCCTGTTTGATAATATTCCTATCAATATAAAATTTATTTATGGTATTAGACAATATGTCCATATAAAAATCTAAATCTTTGTAAATCCCTGTTATATACACGCTCATCTCATAATCGGATACATAGGCATTGCTAATACCTCCGCGTTTGTATATTTCCTCGCTGATATAATTTGTATCCTTGTATTTTTGTGAGGTCATACGCGCAAGTAAATGCTCGTAATAATGTGTCATACCTTGTTCATTCTCTTTCTCTTGATAATGCCCTAGTAAAAAGTTAGCAGATATATAAGTTAAATTTGTTTTCAACGGCACTATGATAACTTGAATACCATTATTAAGCGTAAGTTGTTTAATATTCAAGTCCATAAGAATATGCTGTATCTTCTCGTGGTATTATCTATAATATGCTAATATATTAAGAATATTGGAAGTAATATCTAGCATATTAGCATATCCAATGGTTTGAATAGTTGAATATAGTTTAAAAATATATTAACATAGATATATATATATTCAAAATATGTTAGGCTAATTGTATTCTCAATAACTATAAAAAATGTGAAGAGTATTTCTAAAAGTTTAGGTATATACATAGTATAATCGTGAAGATATAATGTTGATATTACTGGGGTCGCTACTGCAGCATACAGCATTGGGTAGTTATCATTGTCATCTATCTTATGCGAAAGATACATATGTATGAAGTGGAACAAGTAAATGAACTTATAAAAATTGTAATCTCTCTTGAAAAGAATATCAATTTTCTCATTATTATCAGCAGTATCAATCCATCTTAAATAATGTATGAATGAACTACCAAAAACAAATACATTATAATGCGTGTTAAGAGATACATAGTATAATAGTAATATGTATTGAATATTATTATTACCGATGTAATATTCTATATCGTGATATACCTTTGTAGTCAATATCATAATGTTTGCTAAATATTTTGTAGATTTACTTTGCGGTTTCATAGTGAAAAGAAAGAGGTCTCTAAATAATTTATTATACATTATTGAAAGTTTGCTTAGAATAAAACCAAATACAATTGCCCATCTGGGATATACGCAATAATGTATCTTCATAACTACACGATACCTGTCATTGCCAACATTGCCGCTATTCTTATTTTCATAATTAGTGCGAAAGATTGGAGTTATATAATGGCATTCTCTGTTAAAGTCAAAACCTACAACATCGCCAGTTTTTATAATGTAGCTTTCGGGAATGATATTGAATATAGTCATAATATCTCTATTATTGTCGAGACCTATAATAACTCTATAGCAAGAAGCGAAGGGGATATGATAGAATGGTCCGTCAATATGCCTAGTATAAAAAATGTTATCCGAAGCGTTTTTTTCAAAGTTCTTATTATTATTTGATGGCGGGGATACATATATCTCGTTCATATCGTGTAATATATCAATCACATAATCGCTGCCAAATAATTTTTTGAACATCTCAATAATCTTTCTATTTTTTGAGATGTGTAAGAATAGTTCATTTATGTTTTGTGGCAAATCCTTGAACCACCAATGGGTTGATGTATTAATTGATGGGTTCTGCTTAATTACCCATTCGCGTATATTATGAAGCAGATAAGTCTCATTATTTAATTTACAATATAATACTCGCGACTTCTGAAATTTACAAGGTGAATACAAAAGCATCCTATATTATATTATATCAAATTATATTATATATATCAAATTATATTATATATATTATATTATATCAAATTATATTATATATATCAAATATTTATAAAAATTGATACATAACTCTCCTTATTTACTAAGATTAAGAACCTAACAAACAATGGAGCAGACAAACGAACCTAAATACACTTGCACAGAGAATGGCGCTATCGCACTGGATACATCTGGGAGTTGCATTATTGACTACTTTATGATGTATACGCGAACTCTTACGAAGGAGCAAAATCACAAGTATATCGAAGAATGCTGGGCTATTAATCCTGAGAAAACGATTGCAGTGATTTTCAATGGACGCGATAGGCTTACAGGAAAGAAAGAGAAGGTAGTATCTAATCAAGCGATGCTATGGTTGCGTGATAATAAGCCTTATACTTATATGAATAATATCACTACATATATTAACAAATATGGGAGATGGAAGGATTTACTTTATATTTGCTATGAGAACGAGACAGACGGAATGATTGGTAATAATTATGAATTAACCTTGTTTGCGGATAAGTTGAAAGATGACCTTTCAGAATTGAAGATTAGCGAGATTAGGGAAAGCGCTGAGGCGACTGATGAGGCGACTGGAGATAAAAAGGCAAAGGTTGCTAGCGTTTCGCTGTGTGCAAAGTGGGCACCTAGCGAAAATGATAGGAATGATAAGCGTAAGCAGTTTGCAAAGAAGATTGCGACAATCCTATATGGGAGAGACGATGCTAAAAAGATGGAGAAATATAGGAAGGAATATCTCGTGCCTCTTAGAAAAAAGATTAATATTGTTGAAACACTTATGTGCAATAATGAGTGGGACAAGATTAATTACGAAGGTGTTCCTGGTGTTGCTTCGAGAAGACTGCATATAGCATTTAATATCCACGATGGTGATAGATATGGCGATTATTTGTCTAAAGTAAGAAGCGGAGATGCGAAGATTAATGTCGCAGGTATTCTCCCTCACGAATTAGCAAATTATTATGTTAATCTTCGTAGCACACAGGAAGAATATTCAGAGAATGAAACAATAGAGCTACAATGGAGAACTATTGTAGATAATGTTAAAAGCAGTGGCATTCTCGGAAACTCTTTGGCGATGATTGATTTATCAGGGTCTATGTTTTCTGCTAGTAATGGCAGTATTCCCGCGCAAGTAGCGATTTCGCTTGGTATTATTACATCGCAGTGTTGCAAAGGAATGTTCAAGAACAAGTTCATTACATTCAGCGCAACCCCCGAATTAGTATCTCTTATCCCCGATGATTTATACAAAGAATATGCTGAGAAAGGCACAGAGCCATCGCTATATACTTGCTTTAAATCATTAATCAATGTTGATTTCGGATATAATACTGATTTCGAGAAATCTTGCGATATGATTATTAAATACGGCAAGGATAATAATATTAACGACGAAGATATGCCTAGAAAACTATTTATATTCACGGATATGCAATTTGACGAGGCTACCACTGATAATTCTGAGAATAGCAACGTAGAAACATTGTATAAAACAATTGTTAAAAAGTTTAAATCAGCGAATTATACACCTCCTAAGTTTATATTCTGGAATTTGAATTCGTCGCACAAGCAATCCTTCCCAGTTAATTGCAAAACTGAAGGAACTGCTATGATATCTGGATTTTCAGAGCAACTTCTCAAAATCTTTATGACATATGATGAGTTCAAACCCGATATCATTGTAGAAGAAATCCTAGCCCCGTATATCAAGGAAATCTTCGTCGATGATAGTGAGAGGTGAGTAGTATGGTATAATATAGTATGATATCATATGGTATTATTATAATATGATAATGAATAAAAATAATTGTTATTAGAATGCTTTAAATATATGTTATATATTTTTTATATTATTTGCATTATTTGCATTATTTGCATTACTTACTTCTTTCCTTTCTTCACCTTTGTTAGTTTAGTGGCAGTGCTCTTGACGAATGATCCGATATCACGGGTTGACTTGAATAGTCTGCCTGGTGTATTTGAGAGAGATTTAACGGGATTTTTGATAACTTCCTCAACTTCGCTTTCAAAATCTTGAATTTTAACTATTAAGTTAGTTAAAGTGCTTATTAAGATAGGGATGATTATTATAGTGAAAAGTAATACCATAAATAAGAACAGAGAAATCATCGTTCCTATCGCGATAATATCACGGCGAAGGTCTTCGGAACATTTACACTTCTCATTCATTAAATAACGCACATAATCAAAAGCGTAATAGATATATACGACAAACGCGAGGAAGAATATGAATGTTCCGAACGCAAGTAATTGAACAACGCCGATACCCATGCTCTTCGCGATAGTTTTCATTGGTATAAACGCGGTAATGAAGAAATATACTAAGGCTACCATAGTAAAAGTCTTAATAAATTCCTTGTTGCTATGTTCTGAGCACGCGCATCCTATGTTTTCTAACTTGTATATATAACTCCAAATTATTAAAAGCAATATTACAAATATTAATTGTATAAATACACTACTATAAAAAGACAAGGTAGTATCGGTATCTTTCATTATTTCTCTATACTATAATAATAGAAATTATTTATTTTTCTATAATATTATATATTAAAAATTTGGTGGAACTTTCGAATGTTTTAATATCTAGCCGTTTTATTTTGTCGATGATTGAAGTATCGTTATAATTTTTTAGTATCTTTAGTATCTGTTCCATAAAAATATCTATAATATATTTGTGTATCGTTGGATTATTAATGCAATTCATCATATACTCATATATATCATTTAGTAAGAGGGGGATATCGTTGGGTTTATATTTAACCCACAAGGTATTTAAATTATGAATACCTTTTTTCCACTTAATATAGTCGCAATATAATTCATACTCATTATTAAGTAATAGCAGATTATTATCAAATATATATTTAGGGGGCAACCATTCCTTGTTGTTTTTATAGTTTTCCCAGAATTTATTAATAGTGCAATTTAAAAAATCGGCATCAAAGTATTCTAGTAATTTAACATATATATTATCGCTATCCGATACTCCCATTCCTCCTGTTCCCTTCGCTGCTTCTGTTCCCTTCGCTGCTTCTGTTGCTTTGATATAAGACCAAATAATTAGAAAGACCTCCTCTGTAGAGTTATTATGAATAATATCCTTGATTTTCTCGTAAATTACTTCTTTATTCTTAATTGTTAATTTATTTAAATATCCGATGAGCGTCCTCTTAGTATTTGAAATATCAGAGAAATCTGGTATAATAATATGAACTCTGCTTTTATTATTTACGCTGCTGCTGCTATTATTGCCATTTGCATTATTAATTGCGTGTTTTTCTTTTTTATTAAATAACTTCTTTTCCCATATCATCTTGGGGTCATAGAACGAATTAAAACAATTGCACGATTTCTTGAGATTTTCAGCCTTACTAATGATATTTTCTGGAACTTCTATAATATTATTATATCTGTTTTGAAAAATAGTTAGATTTATTTTGATTACTTTATCATCCATTATAATACTAAATATATTAAATAATCTTATATATAAATAATATTACATATCATATACATATCATATACATATCATATACATATCATATAAAAATTATATATATATATTATGATATAATATATAATAATATATGAAATTAGATTTAAAAAATCAATTTGTGGAGGAACTAGATAATATTTACAAAACTAAATTAATATATAGGACAATTGTAGTGTGCAATGATGATATAGAGGAGTATAAAAGGTTATTGGAAAATAAGGATTTTAGCGTATATGTCGTTGATGTAGATGCCATAGCGACCATTAACTATGACGCATTGGATCATCGAGTTATTCTAATAAAACATAGTTTGTTTGAAGCGTTTTTAAATAATATTATTCGTAATAATATTACTGACTTTTATACTTACATAGCATTCACTTATGATAATGAAACTATTAAAGAAACAATTTATAAAAAATATAATAATTGTTCCGAGATTATTAGCAATATAATTTAATAATATATCATTATGTTAGAATAATATGGTTAAAAATAGCAGCGCTGCTAGCGCTAGTAGCAAGAGAAAGACTTCTGGAATGTTCAATATGTCATTAAATTATGTAATAGTTATTGCGTTTGTTCTTGTATTCGCTATTATAATATCGAACAGGCAAAGAATACAAGAACAATTTTTTAATAATAATAATTACAGCGTCGAATACTATTATATGGAGAATTGCGGGCATTGTATAGAATTCAATAAATCGGGTATATGGGAACGTCTTAAAAATAAAAATTGGAACAAAGTATCACTTAATAAATATAACAGGGAGGATAATATAGACCGCGTTCGTAGTATGGATATTACGAGCTTTCCCACAATTGTTATAGTGGACAATTCAACAAACCCTCCTACAATCGTAGCTTCCTTTGAAGACGAGAGAACATATGAAAAATTAGTAAGTTTTATATCAGGGTATGACTAATAACTGCATTGCAGCTAATGCGTATCTAATGTTTTTAATATATAAGATATTATTAAAGTATCATAATATAATATATTAAAATGGGCGGCGGTTTAACACAATTAGTATTACAAGGGCAAATGGATTCGTATATTAATATAAGCCCTTGCATCAATTACTATAAATATGTATATAACAAACACGTTAATTTTTCAATGGAAAACATCCATTTACCTGCAGATAGCAACTCTTCAGTCAGTCTAGATAACGAAGCTCTAAATACAATTATTAATTTTACTATAAAACGCTATGGTGATTTAGTTAGTAATATATATATATCTTTTAACCTCCCCGACATCTTTTCAACTGATACGCATCGATTTAGATGGATTAAAAACGTAGGTCATATCTTTATTAAAAGGGCTACTATAACATTAGGAGGAACCACGTTAGATGAGATATATGGCGATTGGATGAACGTGTGGAACGAACTAACTACGAAGGACGACTATGAATATAATAAATTAGTCGGGAACATACCAGAGTATGTATCTCCGAATAATAATAATACTCGATATATTATTAGAAACAATGTATTGTATAACAACATATATCCCACATCCGATAAAGTAAGGGACGCTTTAAATCCATCCATAAAAGGGAGACGTTTGCAAGTTCCATTAAACTTTTGGTTTACGCGAAATCCATCATTAGCGTTGCCATTATATAAATTAATGACGCAAGATTTGAAGATTGAAATAGAGGTTGTCAGCGTCGAAAAGTTATATCAGGTATGGTGCGATAAACTCAAATTATATGTAGCCCCTGTTTTTTATAATAGTATATATGGGGCATCGAATAGCATTACAATTGCGACGTTTGTAAATAGAGGGAGTTTTATTAACTGCGAATTAGATGTTAATTACATATTCCTCGATAGTAATTATAGGAGTTCCTCGTTAATAAGTGGTAATATCAAATATGTTGTAGATTACGTGAAAGTAGATAAAAATGCAATGCCAATTACTGCGAACGGAACAGACTTCCCTTTGACTAGTTCATATAATCACATTAAAGAATTAATATGGGTATTACGTAGAACAGATATAGAGATAAATTTCAATATATATGATAACTATACTGCTTCGCACGTCTATAATGAAAATATGGGGATATTAGATACTGCACAGATTAAATGGGCGAAAACCATAACCCGCACAGACGAAGATGCCTATTATTATAACAATATCCAGCCATACCAATATCACACTAACATTCCGCGCACTGGAATATATTGCTATTCTTTCTCGCTATTCCCTGAAAAAATAGTAGCAGCAGGGTCATACAACAATCAAATGATTGATACGTCTTTGTTTATCAATATTAAGAACAAAGGTAATCAAGATAGCCAAAAAGATATAACGAAGAGAAAAGAATATACATATTTATTTGAATTAATGAGAAGGCAAGGCGTAGATTATAAAACAACGAATGAAACAAATGTTAATTTTGATATAATAATATATTCGAAGGTTATTAACGTATTCTCAATTGTCGTTGGAGGTGGCGGTAATTTTATGTGGTCGAGGTAAGGAATGCAGGTATGCAGGTATGCAGGTATTACATTAAGATATTTTTTATATCCATCTTTAATAAAAAGAAAATGGATTTACTAGTATTAATACTAATCTTATTATCAGGATACATTATTAAATATTTGATAGATACCATAAACTCGCTTAATAACGAGATTAAGGAGATAAAAATGAAATGTATATCTGCTAAAAACGACGTTAAGTTTGAGACTACGAGTATTAAAAACCCAACTGATAATATGAATGATGCTTTAATCAAACAGATATCATATTTCAAAAACTACTTTGATTAGTATGATTACCAACACCAACAATATTATATAAATAATAAACGCATATATACATAATATAAGACATCGCTTACAAAATGCCTCGTAAAGCGAAAGTAATAGATGATAAGGCGAGTGGAGGTGCAAGCGACCCTAAGAAGAAAAAGAATTTGATGAATACAATAATTAAAGACATCTCCGTCGTTGATAACGAGGACATTATATTGCAATTGCCTCTATCAACTGCTCAAATAAATAAATTGAACATCACAGAAAACAGCACAATCACCGAGTTTCCCGAGCCTTATGAACCAAATTGCTTTTATATAAATGAGAACAATACCTATAGCACCATACAGGATAACATTATATTTGATAATAATAATAGTGAGTATTCTTTAAAAGTATATCCGAAGGACGACTTCTTAAACTCTAATAATAATTGCTACTGGTGCTGCCACCCGATTGATAATAGGACTTTTGGGATGCCTTACAAATACAATATTAAAACAGATACCTATATATTGTTTGGCAATTTTTGTTCTCTCGAATGCGCAAATGCCTATAATTTTTCTTCTCATTGCGGTAGCGACAAAGTATGGGAGATTAATAGTTTGATACAGATGCTAAGCAAACATTACGGCTTTACGCATCCAATTCGCCCTGCACCATCAAGATTTTTATTGAAGATATTTAACGGACCGATGACTATAGAAGAGTTTCGCAAGGGACACTATACAAACGATAAGACATATATTTTAAACCTCCCACCTATGATATCGACAAACTTTAGCTACGAAGTTGTGAATACCTCGTATCTCAAAAATATTACAGATAATATGCACATCAAACTAGACAATCAAAATAATCAAAATAATCAAAATAACAATAAAAAAACTAAAAACTCTATAGATAACAAATTAAGTTTAATAGTTTCTCAGAAAATATAAAAAAATGATATAAAGATTATATATTCTTTTATATGTGTGCTAATAACTACTTGCAAATAAAAGAGATGACTGAAACGATTTACTTTTCTCCTTACAGAATTTCTACGATAACTTGCAATGCGAACATTGGTAATAATATTAACATTAATCTTGGGATATTATTTGATAATATCAAGGTCATCGAGAACATCATAGAAGGTGCCGATAAGGGCATTGTATGGGTTCAATTTATGAAAAACGGGGTTGATGTGTCGAAGGGTGTATATCCTAAAAAGCGAAGGAAAAGCAAAAAGAATACCCTGAAGAAGAACAGGTTTGATAATCAGGTTACTATTATTTATAAGTTTAGCGACAAGTATATACCTAATGTTAAAATATTTAAAAACGGCAATATACAATTAACGGGTATCAAAGATATTAAGGATACCGAGCATATTGTTAATCATATTATTAATGATATTTCGGAAATATATCACAATATTGATAAAGGTATTATTGCGAATACTGAGCCAGATTATAAATTAGATTTAAAGTATCAAAACTTCAAAATAAGGATGATTAATACGGATTTCAAGGTTTATTCTGACCCCGAGTTAAAGAACGGGTTCGAAATCAGGAGGAAAGAAGTCCATAAATTATTTATTAATGACCAGCATAATAATAAATGTAGTTTTCAACCAGGTATATATCAAGGCGTGAAGCTCGAATATTTTTGGAATATTAATAATAAAAATAAGAACGGGATATGCTCGTGTCCGAAGTATTGTTATGGCAAAGGAACTGGGCAAAATATTGGAGAATGCAAAAAGGTCACGGGAGCATTATTTGAAAGCGGAAGCGTATTGATTACTGGCGGTATTACATTTGAACAAGTAAATGAAACTTACAAATATATATGCGACTTCCTCGTAGAACACAAGGATTTGATTAAGAAACCTCAGCCCAATACTTCATTAGTATGACAAGTAAAGTTATAAACGTTGGTAGTGCTAGCATCACTTGTATTGTTAGTAGGAACATTATATTTTTTATAATCATTGCTTGAAATGCTATTATTACCTGGTCTATTATATGAAGGTATGTGGTGGCTCGCATAAAAATGCGAACTATATGCTACTGCATTTGGTTCAGTGCGAGGGAATACATAATTGTTTCCCCAAGCCTTCTTATCAAATAATACGTCTCCTGTGTATAGACCTGCGTTTTTTAATGGTTCTGGGGCTTTAACATTAGGGCTATAATCTAACTCCGAATACATTAATTCATTTTTCATTTTTTGTATTTATTCTATTACAATAGAAGGAATAAAAATTAAGATATTAAGTTAGTAAGTAAATAATATAAGGAGAATTCACGTAATATATATATAAAAAATATAGTAATAATAAATGAGTTCTAAAAAGAGAGAATTAGGAGGAGTAGCGAACAATAACAAGAAGGCTAAAGTAGATGATGGTGCGCCTCCCGATTTTGTAAGCGATGGTCTAGATAATGAAAGTATTCGCACGATTGTGAGAGATATTAGAAGTATTATTCAAGAGAATGCAGGTAAAAAAACACACGCTAATATAGTAAATAGCATATCAGAGGATGCAAAATTTAAGTTCTTCACTGAAAGATATCCGATGCTCTTTGATATGGTGACAAAAGAGGTAGGTTTTGATTTCGAGAGCCTAGAGTATTTTCTATCAATGCGCGGAGAAATTATTAATAATAAAATTACTAGCGAGGAAGCATCTAAAGAAGTTGGACAAGTATGGTTTGATAAATTTTACAAGGAACCTAAATAATTCTTTATTATTTTTTACATTAATTACATTAATTACATTAATTACATTAATTACATTAATTACATTAATTACATTATTTTATTATTACATTAAATACACATTAAATATATAAAAATTGATATAAGAAGTTATTAATATTTATTAATACAAATAAAGTATTCCATCGAAATCAAAATGACTTCCGACAATTCAACATTTCAATTTCCAACCAACCTATACCAACTTATTGAAGAGACATTTAAGACCTATGAAGAACGCAATGTAATCGGTGAGAATAACAATTATGCAAATTGCCTCATTTCGCTTTTGAAGAAATATCACCTCTGGCCCCTGATGAAAGTTAAGAAATTCAAAGGTCGCGATGATATCGTATTGCTACACAACACATATTCGAGGAAGAATGTAGATAATTTCAAAGAATTGTATGAGCAATGCAGGAGTGTAGTGCTCGACTTTAGCCTGAACAATAATAATATCGTCGTGACGTATGCGAATTCAATCCCTGAGCGGATTGATTACAATACTTACATCAATACATTATATTCCCCTGAAGACAAGGTATACGAAGCATATGACGGAACAACCATTACAATCTATAATTACAAAGATGAGTGGTATTTCGGAACATCTAGTTGTCCCGATGCGAATAGTTCAAAATTCTCGCATCCCACAAAAAAACACGGGAATATGTTTGACGAAATCTTATTTAAATATTACAAAACGCATTTTACCGCTGAGGAAGTATCTGCTCTAAGCCCCGACGAAATATCTTTGAAACTAAGAAGTATATTTGTGCAATACCTAGACCCCAATATGGCGTATGAGTTTATTATCGTGCATCACGAAAACAAGCATATCATCGATTATACTGGGTTGCTTGGTGAGAATTATATGGAGATGTTTCATATTAATACTAAACATCGCGATAGTCTAGTTGAAAATGATATTATGGCTTCTATCATTCACCCGCTTATTGAACACGGCGTAAAATATCCTTTGCCGTTTGAAAATATCCAAGAAGCATTCGCTTATATTAATAATACCGCGTATAGTTATGGGTTAATTGTTAAGAAGGTTGTAGATGGTAAAAATAAATTATACAAACTCTCTACGGACGCTATTAATTATCGCGAAGAAACTGACCCGTGCCACCCAAATATTTGGATGAATATCCTTTCAGTTTATATGAAGAATAAGACTGAATACACAATCAAGGATTATATCGCCAACTATAATCCTGACATTAATTTGCCGCTAGATAACAATGGTCATAAAATAGACCCTACATATCTGGTTCATACGATTATATCAACTATTAAAGATAGTTTGTATAGCTATTATAAAACTACGACAATCTATTATCCCAATCACAATCGCTATAAAATGAACAAGGATATGGACAAGCAATTCCCGCCTATTATTCAGTATCATTTAGCGCAACTGCGTAATCTGCAAATTAATACTTACAAGGCAAAAATGATTAATATGAGTAATGTGTATCATTATCTCTGTCAATGCAATGATGTTAATAATATTAAAACCCTTATTCAATTCTTTGCGTCCAACCCGATTAATGAGATGTCGCCGAGAACCTCTATGTGTTTCGCGATTATGACTAGCTTGATTTCTTAAAGTATCCTTAGAGTATCCTTGAAATATCCTTAAAATATCCTTAAAGTATCCTTAGAGTATCCTTAAAGTATCCTTAAAGTATCCTTAGAGTATCCTTAAAGTATCCTTAAAGTATCCTTAGAGTATCCTTAAAATATCCTTAAAGTATCCTTAAAGTATCCTTAGATATCCTTGAAATATCTTTTAATTCTTTTTATAATTTATTTTTTTAATGTTTATAAAAATAAAAATCGCGCGTATATATAGAAAGAATATAATAATATATATGGGCGTTGAAGAAGAACAACTTGGAGGAGCGATGAGAAAATATAGAGCTATGAAGGCTAAACTTGCTAAGGCTAAGAAGGCAATGCCTAAGAAGATGGTTGCTAAGAAGGCAGTGCCTAAACATTCTAAGCCGCCTTCGCGCGTTGCTATGTCTCACCCGAAGCCGATATATAGAGGTCGTTTAGGGATGCATTTAGGTGGACAAGGAATGGGTGGAATGTATGATATGTTAACTAGCTCTATGCAACAACAATCTGCGCAACCTGCGCAAGTAGCAGCACCCCCTGCAGCAACCCCTGCTGCAACCCCTACTGCCCAACAAGTAGCGCAATTCACTCAACAAATGCATCAACAAAACGCAGTACAAGGTGGGCGACCCCATCGCAGAAGCCGTTCCCCTGCTAAAAAAGCGGCTAAGGCTAAAAAGGCGGTAGTAGGTAAGGCAATGAAACCGAGTCGTAAAAAAATGCTTAAACGCGGTGGCTCTGAAGAAGAGCAGGAACAAGAAGAAAAAATGGTAGAGGAGTTTCAATCTGGTGGCTTTCAAGCTTTAGAAAGTCTCGTCGCCAGTCTATCAGGTGGCGGCTATGGACGTAAGCGTGTAGTTCGCCGTCGCCCCGTAGCACCGCGCCGCAGCCCTTCACCTGTTGCTCGCCGCCGTCGCCCTGTCGCTCGTCGCACTTAATACATAATACAATTACTAAATTATTTTTTTAATATATTAAAAAATGATATATAAGATAGATATAATATAATTAATAAAGAAAATGCCAACGTTTCAAAATTACTCATATGACGAACTTTCAAGTTGCCATACATTTAATATTAATAATATCGACCTCGCTATTATTAATGGAATAAGGCGGGTTATATTAACTGATATTCCTATTCCTGGTATTATTGGGGAAAAACTAGAGAATGACGACCCTAGCGTCGATATCGTAATAAACAATGGCGCTCTTCACAATGAAATTATTATTCATCGCATTGGGCTTATTCCGATATGTCTTAAAGAAGACGAAATAGATAATTACGAAGATAATAGCATTCAGATAGAATTAAATATCAAAAACGCGACTAACAAGACTATGGATGTTAGCACAAACGATATTATTGCTACGCGTAATAATGTAAATATTAGCAAAGAAGAACTTAAAGATATTTTCCCTGCTAATAAAATATCCAAAAGTCATATCTTAATCACGCGTTTAAGAACTGGCGAACAACTGCATTTTAAAGCAAAGATTGTTAAAAGGAAAGGTCGCGACAATGCATCGTTTAATCCAGTATCCCTCTCGAACTTTTCATATATCCAAGACCCGAAAGAGGCAGATAAAAAGAATAATATTTTAGATAAGGAACGCTCGTATTATAAGAATAAATATGGCGACCCTACGCGGTTCAAGTTTGACATCGAAAGCATAAATCATAATATCGGACCCAAATATCTTGTTTCCAAATCATTAGACATCATTATTAGTAAACTAGAAGGTCTTAAAAAAGAATTAAATAGTGAAACATCTGCAAAGGTTAAAATACAGCAATTTCAAGATATCGAAGGAACATTCGAATTTATTATCGAAGATGAAGATGATACGCTAGGCAATATTATACAATCCTATATTCACAATCATTATATCAGAGAAAATAAGAAATACAAGGATAAAATATCCTGCACGTTTATTGGCTATATTTGCCCACATCCGCTTAAGTCATTGATGATATTGCGTATTTCATTGGAGGATGTAAGCGACCCTAAAAGTCCAAAAGTATTTGCTTCTTTCCTCGAAGAGAACTGCTCGGTAATTGCCGAAGAATTAACAAATCTCCGAAATGAATGGACTACATTCGCGATTGATAATATTCAATGATGATTATATAATTTACTTTTCTACTATATATTATCTAATAATAATATATTATTGTATTAAATAGAAACATAAGTTCGAAATATGGCAACGGATATTGAAAATATGAAGGATATTGAATATATTGATGAAGACTTAGATGATATTGAATACGCTGAAATACTTACTTTTGATGAAATGAGCAAAATCAATCCGTCATTCATAGCATTAGACAAAGAGGAAATATATAATCATTTATATATTTTTTTTAAAGATAAGAAGAAGTCTGATTTACTTAGGACTTTATTCTACGAGATACTAAATGATCGCGATAGTAAAAATGGAAAAATCAGTGATTATACTAACTATGTCTTTAATGTCGAAGGAGAACTCGAAAAATACGGCGATGATAATAGCAAGGAAGCAACCTATAATTTTATAGAAAAATATAACAAAGATACTGGGTTTAGCGAGTTTGTTAAAAGGAGGTTTTGCATATCTTATGATAGAAAGTCCAACCTGCTTCGCTTAAAACCTATTCATAATACAAATACAATTATCAACGGCAATGGCGAGGCGTTCCCCAAATATCATTCCATAATCAAAGACTACAATACTATAAAATGCAGTCAGATAGAAAAAGTAGAAGACATCTATAATATTAATGACGGCGACGATATTAGCCTTCCTATATCAGGGTCATATTACAAAATACCTACATCTACAAGAGATGATTACTTGTATGCTAAAATAGCGTCGCATTTATTGAATAGTATTAATACTAACTATAAATCATCAGATGATTTCAAAGATATACACGAATTAATTAAGAATACTCGACCTGATATAACTAGTATTATCAAGGATATAAACGATAACAAGGATAGTTTCTATCTCGATTATAGTAATATAAACAATATATTTAAAAAATACGATTATTCATTGGATTTTATTACGGATAAAGATTTGGAAATCTTGACGGACTATATGTTTACGATAATAAAGGAAGAGAAAGAGAGGAAGAATACCCACAAGGTTTTCAAAATTAAAAGACCTGTATTGATTAATAGGAAATTAACCTTCTTTGATAATATTGATAAAATATTAAAGATTATTAATATATCTCCACAAATCGAGGCTTTCCTAGAAAAAACCAAAGAACTAATACTTAATTATAAGAACGACATAATACAGGCAAACGTAGAACCTTTGAAGAATTATAACATATATGATATAATTAGGCAAATTAATGAGGGCACCATAACAATTGAAGATGTAATTGAAGAACTCAAATTATCAATAAAATCTATCAATATAGATAATGCTCTCGATGCTATCAATGATATATTAGAAGCAAAGGAGAATATCAAAGCGATTAAAGGGGATTGCTATAATACTAGGCAACAATTTATACATTCGCGGACGCACATATTCGATTATGATACTGATGGCAAACACTTTATTATATCCAAAAGGGAGAATAAAGCAATCCGTGATGGAAATGATATAGATGATTACGAGGGAACGCACGACGATGATGATATAATTGACGATGATAATAATGGGATTGCTAATGCTGCGAATGCTGCGAATGCTGCGAATGCTGCGAATGCTGCAAATGCTAACGGGAACAAGATTGTTAATAATTATGATATGAGTGCATATATATCAAATATACACTTTAGAAACGAAAAGGGATTTATTGATATATTAAAAATAATTCTAGAAATAATTAAGAAGATTAATGATGTCGCTAATATAGACATTAATTATGACGCGCTATCTAACTATTTATTTAAAAAATATCGCAGTGCATCTACGCGATATGATAGGTATTTGAAAGAGTTTGAAAACAAGAACATAGAGGATGCCAAGAAGTATGCCAAGAAATATGCCGAGATGACACCCGGACATCTATTGAATATGTTAAATAACAGGCAGATTGAGAAGGTTCATATTGATATAATCAAAAAGGTTAATGATAAGTTTATAGATAACATAAACGTCATATTTTATAATTCGATTTGCTTCTGGATTGTGGATACGCAAGATAACATCAATAAAAACAATATAGCTCTTAATATGAACTATTTAAATCCCAGCCATATTGATAAGTTGAATACGCGCGGCTTATTGTATTATATTATAGAAATAATAAGCGACTTTTACAAATACAATGATAGTGATAGCAATGAATACATTATAAATATCAAAGGTTTAAAGAAAACGCTAGTGTCTATAATTGAAGAAGAGTATAAAGATGCTGATAAAAAGATATTAGATGAATTACTAAATAAGAATACTGCAGACAAGATAAATAGGTGCAGCATTGATAAACAAAGGTATTCTGACGACGAACTATATTATATAGACAAGTTGCTATATACGCCTAACAATAATTCTAAATTTGAGAAAATACATAAATATATACAAGGATGCTGTCTTCGCAAACTAGATAATAATTTTAATGATATATCGGATTTTGAAACTGCAAATAACACCGAGATAATCAAGTTAAAGAAATTATATTCAGATGCTCGGCTAAGCAACAAAGAAAGAGATATCCGATTTGTGCCTACCAAACAGGCTATTAAAAAGAAGGGGAATAAAAAGGGAAAGAAGGCGCATAGCAGCGGTAGCAGCGGTAGCAGCAGTAGCAGCAGTAGCGAAGACGAAGACACCGATTACACAGACATATATCTCGATGAAATTAAGATGCAATATGATAATATAAAATACTTTTCTAAAAAACCTGATGTTTATAATATAACTAATTATGAAGTTAATGAGTGGCTTGAGGGAATGCAAGGTATCACTGAGTTATTGCCAAATTATTTAATAGACAATATTATAAACTACGAATTAGACCCCGTTGAAACTGCTATAACTGATAACATTAAGAAACTTAAAAATGTTAAAAATAATATCAGTAGTGATTTCTTGAATTGCAAATATATTAATTATAAAGAAATATTACTAAATATATGTAAGATACTATATAGTAATTTCAATGCTTCTCAAATATACAAAGATAACAAAACATTAAAAACGAAGGTGATGGCGGCTATTAAAGAAATTAGGAAGGTCATCAAGCATCTTTATAAGTTGAATAAGATTAAGAATGAAGAGAATGTTGACGTAATTAATACAATTAATATTTTAATCATAAGTAGGTCGCTTAATTACCCAGTATTAGCAGGTATTGAAAATATTCCCTCAGAATTTATTAGTAATAAAGCAGATGAAATATATGAATATTTGAAAAATTATGTAGAGGGCAAATATAATAAGTTCTTAACCCCCGAAGAAATCGCCATATTTATTAATGAAAAACGCGAAGAATATAAAAATAAAAAATTAAAAGAAAATCAAAACTTGGATATTGAAGAAAATGAAATTCGCAGACAAGTTAAAGCAGCTGGTATAATAAAAGACAACTATAATGTTAATGTCGATGACGACGTAGGAGGCGACGGGGGTGCCGCTGGTGCCGCTGGTGCCGCTGATAACAGAGCGAGCAATGATGTAGATAATTACGATGACGCAGATAAGGACGATGATTATGATGGAAACGATAATGATAATAATAATGATGATAATGACATCGATTAGAATGCTATGCTGCTACGCTGCTACGCTGCTACACATTATTAATAGCATTCTGTTGATGCATCACAATTTCAGCCGTATTGGAAGATTGAGCCTTTCTGAAAGGTTTATTATTACCAATTGTTCCATTAAGTTGCAGAGGTATATATCTATCTTTAAAACTTTCAGCAACCTGCTTCTTGTATCTATCAGGTATATCTTCAAATGAAAGGTCGTTAACTAGGTTCTCATAGGTCATCGCTAATAATTTGAACTCCGCATCATCTATTTCAGTATCATTTTCAATCTTACCTGTTAATAATAATAATTGCTGACCTATTCTACGGAACAAGTCGCATTTCTCAGAGGATTTTATACTATTATTTAGCGACATTATAAGGACGCTAACTGCATTTACACAAATGTTGGGTATTTTTACGGCTTCCGCATCATCGCTGATACTATTTATCACACACATCGCACTACTTGTTAATACCAAAGGTATCGCAAATATGAATTTAATTGCCGACCAATAACCACTTGCTTTACTGCATAGTAATACAAGCGCCTCTGTCTTAGACAATAGTTTCTCTATTTTAAAATCAAGATTATGCAGAACCCTGTCTTCGTTTTTTTCGCTCATTATATTAAATATTAATATTTTAAAAAAATAATTAGTAATAAGAATTTATTAAGATATATTATATGGTATTCATTAGACATAACTTATCATTAAGGTCATCTATGGTTTTCTGCTGGTCATTTATTCTAGCAGTAAGTTCTTGTATTGATTTCGCCAACAATGGTATTATCGACATATATTCAATCGTATATTTATGACTTTCATTTACAGGCACATTAACCGCTTCTGGTATTATATTGTGCAAATCCTGTGCAATAAAACCATAACTCTTCTTATCGCCTTCATTCTGCTCGATAGTCAAATAAGATACTGGGCTTATTTTATTAATCAACTCAAGCGAATTATTAATAGGCTTGATATCTTTTTTATATCTTCTATCACTTATAGTCGAATAGTTAATCGCATTGATTGTTCCATTAACATCTAATTTACATACGGGGTTTGTATTCCCTATTCCGACATTATTATTATTGAAAATATTAATTATAGAATATTCAGCAGGTTCATAAGGAGTTCCAAGTTGCCATATTTCTTGAACGTTCCAAGAAGACGAAAGGACTGCGCTATTCGAATTATTGTAATACGCGGGTCTATTCAAATATATTTTACCTTCTTGGGAATTATCTCCTAATAAAGAGCACCATTTAGCAGTGTAATATATAAAATCGCTAGATGTCGATGGTAAATCAAAGAAAGATCCTGATATATTTGCTACAAAATAGGAAGACGTGCTTGACTCGGCTCCTAAGTTATGCGAAAGCCAGCAGGAAGTCCCTTGATTATCTATTAAGTTGTTTCCATCCGCTTCTGTTATATGCGTCCATTCGCCATTCTCTCCAATTTTGCGATATAATCGGAGCCCCCACCATCTCGCGTCAGTCCCATAATCAATACCTATATGGCAGGACAAATGAACAAGAACCTTCGAAGACGGGTGCGTGGGTTTAATGCGAACACAAAAACCTTGTATCTTTTCATTAACGATACTAATATTATTATCTATAAATTGCCATCCATATCCCGACTTAACCACTATATCCCTGTAAATATTAAATAATGTCTGAATAGACATATTTTGGCATATTACAGCGTTCTTAGGGATAAACGTCGTTTCTAGTTGCCATATTTCTTGAACATTCCAAGAAGACGAAAGGACTGCGCTGTTAGAACTATTATAAGTAGCGGGTCTATTCAGGTATAACTTGCCATTTTGGGTATTGTCGCCTAACTGGGAGCACCATTGTGCCGTATAATATACATAAGTATCCATTGCATTTGGGAAATCATAATAAGCACCCGAGACGTTTGCTATAAAATACGAGTAGGTGCTCGTATCCGCTCCTAAATTGTGCGATAGCCAGCAAGGTGTCCCGTTGCTATAACTATTGCCATCCGCGTCTGATACGTGCGTCCAAGCGCCATCTTCGCCAATCTTACGATATAATCGAAGTCCCCACCATCTCGCGTCTGTCCCGTAGTCGATACCAATGTGGCACGTTAAATTGATTAATATTTTTGAAGTATAATGGTTCGGTTTAATGCGAACACAGAAGCCTTGAATGTTATTATTAACGACCGCTATGTTATTATCTATAAACTGCCAACCGCCTCCAGATTTCTCAACTACGTTTTTATATATATTAAATTGTGTTTGCGTTGGCGTATATTTAGTCACGATACCGCCTTTTGGAAAATAGGATGTTTCGAGTTGCCAAATTTCACTTATATTCCACGAGGATGAAACAATGGGGGTATTTAAAGCATTTATTATCGCGGGTCTATTCAGGTATAACTTGCCATTTTGGGTATTGTCGCCAAGTAGTGAGCACCATTTTGCAGTATAATATATATATTCTTCAGATATATTTGGCAGGTCATAATAAACACCTGATACATTTGCTATAAAATACGAGTAGGTGCTTGTATCCGCTCCTAAATTATGAGAAACCCAGCAAGTAGTCCCATTATTATTATTGTAATCAGTGCCATCGGCATTTGAGAGATGTGTCCATTCACCCGCTTCGCCAATCTTACGATATAACCGAAGCCCCCACCATCTTGCATCAGACCCATAGTCGATACCAATGTGGCACGTTAAATTAATTAATATTTTTGAAGAATAATGATTAGGTTTAATGCGAACACAGAAGCCCTGAACCTTGTCATCTATAATATTAATGTTATTATCTATAAACTGCCAACCGCTTCCAGATTTCTCAACAACATTTTTATACATATTAAACTGCGTTTGTATTGGGCTGTATTGCGATAATATCGATGAACTGCCCGTATATGTTTTGCCATTTGGATATACCATCCCATTTTTATATAAATCGCCTGTAAAATTAACGTCCCCCGTGATATCTAAATTATTGCGTAGGGTTGTAGAGTTATTTACTATAAAGTTCGAGTTAATAATTACATCTCCATTAATTTCGAGGTCATCATTATATTTATTATTAACTATAAATTTGTTTGAAGCACTTGGGTCTTCATAAATCATATCCGTAGTCAAATCAGTAATTCTCTTTGATATAACATTGCTAGTCGCTAATACATAATTACTGCTATTTCTATCATTGGCGTTCATATTATATATTAAAGTTGCTATACCATCGCCTAAATTTGAGCTTGTTGATAATACATAGTTAAGTTGAAACTCACTAACCTCGTTTATTTTGTTAATTAAACTAGTATTTACGAAGGAGATATAGTTGCACGAATTCAAATCATTGAAGTTCGCTTTGGTTATTAAGATGTTGCTTGTTGCTACTATGTAATTACTAGCATTCAAATCATTGAAGTTTGCTTTCTTCACTAAGATATTGCTTGTTGCTACTATGTAATTACTTGCATTCAAATCATTGAAGTTTGCTTTAGTAACTAAGATGTTGCTTGTCGCTACAATGTAATTACTTGCATTCAAATCATTAAAGTTTGCTTTTGTCACTAAGATGTTGCTTGTTGCTACTATGTAATTACTAGCATTCAAATCATTAAAGTTCGCTTTAGTAACTAAGATATTGCTTGTAGAACGCACATAATTACTGCTATTACTATCATTGAGGTTTGCTTTAGCTACTAAGATATTGCTTGTCGCTAATATATAGTTGCTAGTATTATAATTATTGAAATCCGCTTTAGTAACTAAGATATTGCTAGTAGCCAACACGTAATTGCTAGTATCATCTATAACATCTCTATTATTTTTCTTGTAATTACCTACAATATGAACATCTCCATTATTAGCAATAGTGAAGACATTTGTAGTTAGATTTGAGGCTACTAATATAGCACTATTGCTATCCTTTTGTTGTATCATCAACGCAATAGAGTTAACATCAGCATTTACTACTTCCATTCTTTCAGTTGTATATACAATCGTTTCTAAGGTTGTGCTTTCACCTAGAACTATTAAATTAGAGTTGATAGTTAAATCACCATTTACAAGCAGATTATTATTATATCTATTATTAACTATAAATTTGTTTGCAGCACTTGGGTCTTCATAAATCATATCCGTAGTTAAATCAGTAATTCTCTTCGAGATAACATTGCTTGTCGCTACAATGTAATTACTTGCATTCAAATCATTAAAGTTTGCTTTTGTCACTAAGATATTGCTTGTCGCTACAATGTAATTACTTGCATTCAAATCATTGAAGTTTGCTTTAGTAACTAAGATGTTGCTTGTTGCGAATATATAGTTGCTACTATTACTATCATTTAGGTTTGCTTTAGTAACTAAGATGTTGCTTGTCGCTACAATGTAATTACTACTATTACTATCATTAACATTTGCTTTAGTAACTAAGATATTACTTGTCGCTACAATGTAATTACTACTATTACTATCATTAACATTTGCTTTAGTAACTAAGATATTACTTGTCGCTACTATGTAATTACTTGCATTCAAATCATTGAAGTTTGCCTTAGTCTCTAAGATATTGCTTGTTTCAAGCACATAATTACTACTATTACTATCATTAACATTTGCCTTAGTAACTAAGATGTTGCTTGTAGCTACTATGTAATTACTTGCATTCAAATCATTAAAGTTTGCTTTAGTAACTAAGATATTGCTTGTAGCTACTATGTAATTACTTGCATTCAAATCATTGAAGTTTGCTTTAGTAACTAAGATATTGCTTGTCGCTACTATGTAATTACTTGCATTCAAATCATTAAAGTTTGCTTTAGTAACTAAGATATTGCTTGTTGCGAATATATAGTTGCTACTATTACTAT